AGTGCTGCTGTGTAGTTTGTGGTTAATACCGTGGGCAATCTACGCAATATTTAAGGACGTTCGATGGACTGGCAAATAATCATCAATATCGGTGCAGGTTCACTACTAACCGTCGGTGGTTGGTTTGCTCGTCAATTATGGGATTCCGTCAAAGAACTCAAGAAAGAGATTGCTGATCTGCGCCTGCACGTTTCAGAAACGTATACCAAAAAGTCAGAAGTTGACACCCTGCGTAGTGAGATGGATAAACGCTTCGACCGCCTTGAGCAGATGATCGCTCGACTCTATGACAAAATCGACGCTAAGGCGGACAAATAATGGATCCAATTACCCTACTCGCAGCGCTTGGCCCTCTTGCTGTAGACCTAGGGAAATCCCTGATCGGGCGTTTCATTCAGACTGACGTATACAAGCCTACAAACATTGGTGAGTACACGCAGATGCGTCAGACTGATTTGGAAATGTTTAAGGCAATGAACGCCGCCGGTGGTAGTGGCACAACGTACCCGTGGGTTGAAGCCATCGTGCGTTTGATGAGGCCGGGCGTTGCGACTGTTGTGCTTGGCACTTGGTCGTTTATGATGATTACAGGTCAAGACAGTCCAGCCGTGAATAATTTTGCCTCGGCAGTCGGCTTTTATTTGTTTGGCGACAGAACATTGTTTTACGCACAGAAGAAATGAAACACAATTGGCAACAAGCGTTTGAACAGATGCTCGCCTCAGAAGGTGGTTTTTCTGACGACGAGCGTGATAACGGCAACAAGTTACCAGACGGGCGTAAAGGCTCGACCATGCTTGGCGTGACTCAGTACAACTGGGAACAGCACGTTGGGCATCAAGTTACCCACGATCAAATGCGTAAGCTAACCGCTGCGGATGTGGAACCCCTATACAAGAAGAAGTATTGGGATGTTGTGCGGGCGGACGAGCTGCCTTCTGGGATTGACTATTTGGTCTTTGACATGGGCGTGAACGCCGGTCCGGGGCGTTCAATTAAGCTACTACAGACTGCCGTAGGCGTAACACCTGATGGCGGCTTTGGTCCGATGACAATGGCTGCTGTTCAAGCGGCTGATCCTGTTGTGTTGATTGAGAAGTTCAGCCAAGAGAAAGAAGCCTTCTACCGCAGCCTCGGTAACTTTGATGTGTACGGCACAGGCTGGCTTAATCGTGTTGCAGCAGTTAAGGTCAAGGCAATCTCGATGCTCGGGTAAATTGTGGTTTTAAATTAGCAGGATAAAGGCTAAAATGTCAAATCAAGCGCTTTGTGATAAAACGCTCTCAAATTCACTTTTGTGGGTGGCGCTATGACCGCGAGCTTTGCTCTAACTTACGACAACTTAGTCACAACGATCGAGCAGTACCTCGAGCGTAATGACGCCGCCGTTGTCTCTCAGATCCCTGTATTTATCACGCTGGCTGAGTTTGAGATTGCTCAGCAGATCAAGACGCTTGGACAGATCGAGGTCGCCCAAGGGGTGATGTCGATCGGCAACCCGATCATTCAGAAGCCCGCTCGGTGGCGCAAGACCGGGTCAATGTCGGTAACCTCGGGCGGCGAGAAGACGCCAGTTTACTTACGCAAGTACGAGTACCTGACCAACTACAGCGCCGAGAGCGCGAACGGCTTGCCCCTGTACTACGCGGATTACAACTACGACAACTGGTTTGTGTCGCCTACGCCCGATCAGGCGTACACGTTTGAGGTGTTGGTTTATCAGCGCCTCCAACCTCTATCCTCAACGAATCAGACAAACTGGATCACAAACAACGCCCCCAACGCGATGCTCTTCGGAGCGCTCTTGCAGGCTGTGATCTACCTAAAAGACGACGCACGTCAGATATTCCAACAGAAGTACGACATGGCAATGCAGGCGCTTAAAGTCGAGGACGTGACCCGCGTGGGTGACCGCTCAGCAATCGCTGTGGACTCTTAGAGGTAACTATGACCAACACCTACGTCAACCCGATCACGGGACAGACAATCAACCCGAGTCAGATCGGCTACGAAGCGCTGACGATCTCGGCAGACACGGAGCTTGACTGGCCAATCAACGGTACGACAAGCACAGACGTTGTTGCCGCAATCATTCAGGTCACCGCAACCGTTGGCAGCTTAAAGCTGTACCTGCCCTCTGCGCTGCAGGTGAGCACGGGTCAAAGCGTGCTGATTCAGAACATTGGCGCAATCACCTTCACGGTCACAGACATCTCAGGCAACACGATTGTCTCGATTGCCTCGGGTATCGCTCAGTACATCTTCTTAACTAATAACACAACAAACAACGGCACTTGGTCTACTGTCACGTTTGGAGCGGGTACTTCGTCGGCAAACGCTGCGGCTTTGGCAGGGTACGGTCTGACCGCAATTAGCACGACGCTGAATCAGCAATACGCCGAGAGCTCGGTCTTTTCAAGCGTTACGTTAAACACAACCTACCGCGCTCAGTTCTTAGTTTGGTCAAGCGGCGTGGGCACGATCACGCTGCCCACAGCGTCTACGGTCGGTAACGGTTGGTTTGTCATGGTGCGCAACGGCGGCACAGGCATCCTGACGCTTACCCCAAGCGGCACAGACACAATAGACGCAGCAGCTACGCAGCAGCTTCAATTGACTGAGTCGTTGGTCATCGTCTCAAACGGCATTAATGGCTACTCTACGTTTGCCTACGGGCGCTCAAACACGTTCGCTTATACCCAGTTAGCCAAGGTCGTCACGGGAGGCACCACGACCCTCACGGCGGTTGAGTACGCCAACGTCGTGCAGGGTTACTCAGGGGCTTTGCTTTCAAACCAGATTGTCGTGCTGCCATCGACCGTTCAAATTTATTACCTGAACAATCAGACGACGGGTGCGTTCTCGCTCACGTTTAAGACCTCAGCCGTCAGCGCAGCGACGGTTACTGTGCCTCAGGGTCAGACCTTGACTGTGGTCTGCGATGGCACAAACGTCTACAACTCGTCGAGCGCCTCTGGCGGCACGGTCACGTCACTCACGATTAACTCAGGCTCGGCTGCTGCGCCCTCGTTGAACTTTACAGGCAACACAAACACGGGTCTGTACCAACCTGCAACAAATCAAGTGGGCTTTGCCCTGAACGGCGCAAACGCACTCACGCTCACCACGTCCGGTTTGTTCGTGCCCGCAGGTGTTTCGGGAGGCGCGTTTTGACAGCAAAAGTTATCTCGCTCAACATCAAGCCGGGCATCCAGCGCGATGGCACGCAGTTTGATGCGCCTGTCTATGTAGACGGCAAGTGGGTGCGCTTTCAGCGCGGTCGCCCGCGTAAGATAGGCGGCTACCGAGGGATTTTTCAGAACGCCTCGGGCATTAGTCGCGGCATGATCATGAGCTCAGAGGATGGTCTGAACTACGTCTACTCAGGCTGGAGTGGCGGTCTACAGGAGTGGGTCACGGATGATGACGACGGCGTGGGCTCGGGTCCGACCAACATCTCGCTAAGCAACTTCACGGTAGATGCGCTTAACTTGTGGCAGATGGACATCGGCTTTGACTCTGGTGGCTCAGGCAATCAGACGCTGATTGCGCATCCGGGTCTAAATCTCGTGCACATTGACAACACGCTCAACACGCCAGTATTGATCGGTAACTTCCCAACTGGTGCGATGAGTCAGGTCGGTGTCTTCACGGCTGCGGGCACGATGGTGATTGGTCCGCCTAGCGTGTTCACGATCGCCTCAGTCAACGCACTCATCGCAGTCGGTCAGACGGTGACAGGTACAGGCGTGCCTGCCAACACAACAGTGAGCATCGTGGCTGTGGGCGCGAGCTCCACGACTGTGACGCTCTCAAACACGGTCTCTACGTCAGGCGCTCTGACGTTGACTTTTAACAACAACATCAGCGTGTCTGGTGGCTGCGTCATGCTGCACCCGTACCTCTTTGTGTACGGCAACAACGGGCTGATTAAGAACTGCTCAGCGGGCAACTTTCAAGACTGGGTCTCGGCTGACTCAAACGAGAACACTGTCTCTGCGGGCAAGATCGTCAAGGGTTTGCCCGTCAGGGGCGGCACGACTGCGCCATCAGGGCTCTTCTGGTCGCTTGACTCGCTTATTCGCGTGAGCTACGCGCCTACAACTGTGGGCGCGAGCACGATCTACTGGCGCTACGACATCGTGACGAGCCAGAGCTCAATCCTGTCGTCATCGAGCGTGATTGAGTACGATGGTCTGTTCTTTTGGTGCGGCGTAGATCGCTTCCTGATGTACAACGGCGTTGTGAGCGAGGTTGCTAACAACACGAACATCAACTACTTCTTTGACAACGTCAACTACGCGCAACGTCAGAAAGTCTGGGCGACGAAGATACCGCGTTGGGGTGAAATCTGGTGGTTTTACCCCAAGGGTGATGCCACGGAGTGCACGGACGCAATCATCTATAACGTGCGCGACAAGATCTGGTACGACGCGGGTGAGGCTCTAGGCGCTCGTCGCGCTGCAGGCACGTTCTCTGAGGTGTTTCGTCGCCCAATCTGGGCAGGCAATGAAGAAAATGACTCAAATACTTACACGCTCTGGCAACACGAGACGGGCACGAACCTTGTAAACCTGAGCCAACAGAGCGCAATTCAGAGCTACTTTGAGACGGACAGTATCGGTTGGGTGAACGGTGGGCCGAACCAAAATGACGCCGTTGGCATGAACAACTACATCAGGCTCGAGCGCGTGGAGCCCGACTTTGTGCAGTCTGAGGACATGAACTTGTACGTCACCGGCAAGGGCTACGCATCAGACGTGGATCAGGTGAGCGCAGCTTACGTGTTCTCACCCACGACGCTCAAGATTGACCTGCGCGAGCAGCGCCGAGAGATGCGCCTGCGTTTTGAGAGCAACGTGGTGAACGGCAACTACGAGTGCGGCCTGAACCTGCTCTCAGCAGATGTGGGCGACATGCGCAGCACAGGCAACCCATGACGAGCTACGATCCCCGCGGCCACACTTGGGAGTCATGGTGCTCGCTCATGAACGAGCTGTTTGCGCCCCAACAACTAGGCGTGGTCACTGAGGACAGGTGGCGCGAGTGGGCAGACGGCATGTCAGGTAACGGTTACTTTATGAGCTCAAACATCCCAGACAGCCGTAGCTTTGCTGATTGGCCAGACTGGGCGGCTTCACTTGTTGGCATTATGAGCATACAGCCATGAGCGAGGGTAATGACGGTTATTACTTTGACCAGCAAGCGTCTGACGATGCTGCTGCTCAAGCAAATGCGCTTGCGTTTGAGGCGGAATATTTAGCGGCGCAGAACCCTGCCGCTGATCCTACGCCTGTCTACGACTCACCGGGCTTTGTTGACCCTAGTTACTCGGGCGCACCTCTTGCGCCTGCTCCTGCAAATCAATGGCAACAGACCGTAAACGACATCTACCAACAAGAGTTTGGTCGGCAGGCCGATCCGAGCGGGATGGCAACGTTTACCGACCAACTCAATCAGGGCGTGACCGGTGAGCAGATAAGAGAACAACTCAGGACGAGCGCCGAAGGACAGTCTTACGGGCTGTCACCAGACACGGGCGGTGGCGCGTTACCGACTGCCCTTACCCCAACCGAAGACTGGCAGTATCAGCCAGAGTCCTACGCCGAGTTCACAAACGCTTACTCTGCACCCTATTATTTGGACGTAAACAGTGGCGAAAGACAGGACGTAGCGCCTGTTCAGTATTCAGGTATTAACCCAGTTGACCCAAACACTTTGGCGCAGCATTTAGCGCCAAACTTTGAAGGCACGCCAACGCAGTTTTACGACGAGCAAGGCAATTTAAAAGGCGTTCTAGTTGATTCGGTTCGTGCGGGGTTAGGTACACGAGAAGGTGAGTTGATTCTTGACCCGATGTCGCTTGGGTTAGCGCTCAAGCCGAATGAGACAGCTTCGCTTGATAGTGTAATTCAGCAGCGCAATGAGCAAGGTCAGTTGCTGTTTATTGACCCTTTGACGGGTGGCACGACAATCTATAACACTGGCGTACCTGCTGAAACTGGCAGCACGGTTAAAGATCTGCTGTACATAAACGAAAGAAAGTACGGCGGTCAGATTCCTGCTGATATGACGCAAGGTGCGTTACTACTTGCCGCTGCAATGGCCACAGGTGGTGTTGGTGGCGCGTTAATGAACGCCGCAGGATTTGGTGCAGGCGCGGGAGCGGGGTTAGGTGCAGGCGCTGTTGCAGGCGGTGATGTTGGCGCGTTTTTAGCCGCTGATGCCGCTGCAGGCTTGGGTTCAGCAGGCATCAACTGGGGCGCTGCTGCTACGGCTGCTGCTAGGACCGCTGCAATCAACGCCGCCGTGACCGCCGCGCAGGGCGGCAACGTCGGTGACGTTTTAAAGGCGGGCGCGTTAGGCGCGGTTTCTGGCGGTGCGGGTGTTGCGGGTGCTGAATTATTAGGCGGCGGCGCACTTGCCCAGATCGGCACGCAGACGGCAATTGCAACGGCAGCAGCAGTGGCAACGGGCAAAGACCCCGTGCAAGCAGCATTAAATGGCGCATTAGTAGCCACGTTTGCAAATGTTATGCCCACGGCTACTAAGGACATATTTACTAATATCGGTGTCACAGACCCAAGTGTTCAAAAAGCTCTAAATTCGTCGATTTCTGCGTCTATTTTAACTGCGCTTAAAGGTGGCAACGTTGGTACGGCTGCGCTAACCGCTGCGGCAGTTTCAGGCGTAGACAGCCTCGCGGGCATGATCGGCAACAGCCAAATCGTGCAAGATATCAAGGCTAATATTTCTGACTTTGTTTCATCAACCATTGACTCGGTCAAGTACGAGACAGGCGCAACAAACGCTCAGGCTTTGCCTATAGAAGGGTCAAATAGGTCACCCGTTGGCACTGAATTAGACACAGCGCCTTATGACGCAGACGCAGAGCTTGACAGAGTTATTCAGAACCTGCCAAGCAGCGCCTCGGGCGTTGAGTACACGCCTGCTGATATTTCTAGCGTTGTAACACCCCCGCTGATTCAGCAGGCAACAGGTCAAGCCGACGCTGATGCTATTTATAACCAGTTGGTGGCGAACGCTGCCAATCCGACTGTTGGTGCGCCCTTGGGCACTTATGCCGACGCAACAACAAGCGATGTCGATCCGGTAGCTTTGCCAAGCGGTGATGGTGTGACAGTCAATATGTCTGGCTCAAACAAATACGCCGATTTGCTTGACTCGTACAACACAGGAATTGCTACCTTAGGCTATGCGCCTGTAGAAATGGATGATGAGGATTTTCTTGATTTTGCACGCAAACAAATAGAAGAAGAACGTATAACTTCATCAGCGCCAGAATCAACGACAAGCGCGGGTGCGCTGCCGGTAGTAACCGCGCCAACAAAAACATACGGCTCTGCTGTCCCACAAATTGACGCGCAGGGTAATGTAGTTAGCGCTCAAAATAGTCAACTGACAACAGAAAACACTGGTGGTCTATTAGATTACTTGGCTAATTTTCCAACTGAAATAAAAAATCAAGCGCTTGGTTTGTTTGAAGCAGGTATGAATCAACTAGGCTTTGTTGCGGGGAACGTCGCAGCAGCCGGCTATGGTGTGGGTAAAACTTGGTACGACCTTGCTACAGGAGCGCCAGTTGATCCAAAAGTTATTGACACTGTTGCCAATAACATTGCAGAGCGATTGTCCTACACGCCTGTAACGCAAGAGGGGCAAAATATTGCACAAGCTCTTGGCGACTTACCCGCTGCACTGACTGGTTCAAGCAAAGGCTTGCCGCCCGTTACCAGCTTGGCTGCTTTACCACCTGTTGGGCAAGTTGGTGCAGGTTTAAAGCTCTATGGCGAGCAGATAGCACCTACGCTTAGCAGCCTTGAAGGCCTTAACAGCTTTACTAACAAATTTTATGGCTTTGAGCTTGCTCCGAACGGGGTGATGAATGTTGTTGAGCCATCAAAAACTTTTGACTTTTTAAGAAAAACAGAAAACAGTACAAGCGTTGCCGGCAAGGCTTTAGTAAGCAGCTTGCTAGATGAATCAAACAGCGGAATATTTCAGAAAACCGCAGGCGCAACGCTGATTGATGACTTGTTAGCTGTTGGAAAAAAGACAGACGGCTCGTTGGTTCAAGAACTTCTAAATAATTTAAAAACCGGCGACGCTATTCCTGATTTATTAAAATCACAGGTAAAAACATCTATCAGTGATTTGTATTCAAGTGTTGCACTTGATACGCCGTCTGTTAAAACATTGAACTTCTTACAAGGTTTGGTTAAAGACGGTGCGTCTTTAAAAGACGTCGGAGCGGCTGTTGTTTTTGCTAGTCAAAATTCCGGTGGGAGCGGGGGCAATGGCAACGGTGCGTCAATTGAGCAATCCCTACAAGATGTTAACAAAGCAACAGATAAGCTAGATGAAACTGACAGGTTACCCGCAGCGTTTGCTTTTTTATTAAATTCAACAAAACTTGGAACAACACCTGCAGAAGCAATTGCTAAAGATTGGGTAACAAAAGAAGGCGCGTTAACTGAGGCAGGGGCTGAGCACGTTGCACAAACGCAGCCTATTACACAGCCTGTTGCAGAAACAAGCCCGTTGACAGATTTTGCGTTGCAAACTGAAACGCAACCCGTCTTGCGGGAGCCAATAAAAACGGTAAAGATTGATGAGCCGCCAATCGGTGGTGGCAATATAGGCGGTGGTGGTACATCCACAGTCAAGCCGCCGTTGCCTGTTATCTACCCGCCACCAAGCGTCACGCCACCAATTGACGTAGAACCGCCAATTGATATAAACCCGCCTATCATTAAGCCCCCTCCGTTGGTGCAGGCAGCGATTACGCCGCCCAAGGCTGCGCCTAAGGCCTCAGTACCGAGTGCGGCAATGGCACCCTCGTACATGTACGCAGGCGCTCAGGGCTCGGGTCCGGGGGCGCTGCCCGGTAACTTACAAAGTACATTCTTGCAAGGTGTGAACGTGAACGAATACAACCCATTTGAGAACTACAACGTGTATCAGCAACTAGCGCCTATACGGGCTGCAGAGGGTGGTAGCCCCTTACAGCTTGCGCAGATGCAGCAGGGCATCTACGGCGTCGATCCGCGTCTCTATGGCGTGTTGCAAAAACGCCAAGCACCCAATTACTTCACCTACGGCTCTGACACGTCTGGCGGCAATCCTACAACGTTTGCGGGTAGCCAGTTGATGGGTAAGCCCACGCCCGGCATCCCTGTCATCCCCACAGGTCAGAAAGCAGGCTCAGACTGGCTCTATCAGGGCTCAGGCACTAACCCCTTGGCAATGGCGGGCACAGGAATTGCAACCCTGCCCACAGGCACGATGGCTGAGGGCGGTCAGGCTCACGGTGAGGGTGAGCACATCCCTGAATTTGTTACGGGCGCAACTGGGCACTACGTCAGAGGTCGGGGCGACGGGCAGTCGGATGACATCCCCGCAATGCTCGCCGATGGTGAGTACGTGTTTGATGCCTCGACTGTTTCAACGCTTGGTAACGGCTCATCTGACGCGGGTGCCAAGCTCTTAGACGCGTTTCGCGAGTCACTAAGAGATCACACAAGGTCAGCACCCGCTGATAAAATACCACCAAAAGCGTCGCCTCTTGAGTACATGAAAGAAGCGCTACGAAACGTAGGAAGGAAATAATCATGGCTGACATCGATCTGACAACCTTTGACCCAACGTCTGTGCCAGTAGCGCCGTTAACTGCTGCTGCCCCCACGCCGGGGGCAACGTTCAACGCTGCAACGGGACCGAACCTGACTGCCGCGCCGTCAAACTACGTGACCCCGCCTCAGTTAGGCACGCCCTCTACACCCTCGAGCGGCTCGTTCACGCAGGGTGCAGCGCTGCCAAGCATCACAACCACGCAGCAGCAGGCTACAGCGGCTCCTGCGTGGTACATGGACTACCTAAACAACTTAGCCGGCACGAGCACCCAAGCAGGTGCAAACGCTCAGTATATCGGTGCACAGCCCCTGCAGCAGCAGGCGTTTAACCAGACTGCAGCAAACGTTGGTAACTACCAGCCAAACTTGGCTTCTGCAAACGCGCTCACGATGAACGCTGCGACGACGGGTGCGCCTGACTTAGCTCAGGGCTACATGAATCCGTACTTGAGAAACGTGGTTGATGAGGCAGGTCGCTTAGGTCTGCAGAACATTCGCAACACGATCTCGCCTCAGGCAACCGCGGGTGCGGTGGGTAGCGGTCAATTTGGCTCGACTCGTGGTGCTAACGTGCTTGGTCAGAACGTCACAAACGCGCTGCAGACGCTCGGCGGTCAGCAGCAGGGCTTGCTCGCAAGCGGCTACCAGAACGCGCTGACTACTGCGCAAGCTGATTTGCAGCGTCAGATGATGGGCGGCTCGCAGATGGGTGCGTTAGGCACCACGACGCAGAACCTTGGAATGGGTGACGTGAACGCGCTCAGCACGATGGGCGGTCAGCAGCAGCAGATGGCTCAGAACCAGCAGCTCTTCCCGTTGCAAGTGGCAGCGCAGCAAGCAGCTCTGATGAAGGGCTTCACGATTCCAACGTCTGTGTCGTCAACTTACACCGGACCGATACCGGGCGCGTATCAGACCTCGCCGCTCATGCAGCTCGGCTCGCTTGGCGCTGGTATTGGCTCGTTCTTCCAAACACCTGCAAGCGGTGGGCCGAGTATCATAGATAATATTGGCGGGTGGCTTGGCAAGACTTTTGGTAGTAGTGGTGGTGGTAGCGGGACGTTTGATCCAAGTAAGGCTACTGATATTAGTCAGATATCACCGGGCGATTAAATTTAAGGAATAAATCATGGTCACTTCAGTTGCAGGCGCACCGTTATCGGGTGGCTTAGTAGCCCCGCCGATGGGCATTGGCGCAGATCCCGAAGCGCTCGCTAAGTACACGCAGGCAATCGACGCTCAGTTAAAAGCGCTTGAGAATCGTGGCGGCACTATAAATTTAGCAAAAGTTGCCGCTGCGATGGCTGACCCCGGTCGCACGGGCTCTGCTGCTGAGGGTTTCGGTCGCGCAATGGGTGTTATCGGGCAGCAGCGTGAAGTTGAAGAACAAAACGCCATACCGCTTGCACAGATGCGTGCTCAGTTAGCGGGGCAGAGGTACGAGCTTGGCAATAAAACGCAAGCCTACAACATGCTTGCAAACGTCATGGGTTTTAAGACTCCAACAGAAGCAAGCAACGCCTTAAAATCAGGCGAGGGCATCATTGGACTGGGCAGCAAGTTTACGCCTGAGTTCTTTACAGCCATGTCGTTGCTGGATCCAAAGATTGCTGCAACCGTAAAAGATGCAGCCACTATGGACACTGATAGACGAAAGCTCATCATTGACGGACTTAAAGCTGGCGTTGACGTTGCTAAATTAAATAGAGACTATGGCGCTGCTGCAGTTGCAAATGCGTTTAATTATGCAGGCGTAAGTCAGCCGTCAGCAACAGGCGCACCAGCATCGGCATCTAATCCAAATCTAAGCAGCGGTCCTGCGCGACCAGAGCCGTTACCTGCTGGCGCTGTGCCCGGCATTGACGGCGATCGTACGCCAAAAACGCCTGAGGACACAGAAGATCAACGAGGAAGAGGTAACACCCCTCCAGCATCCACGCCCGCGTCTGAAAATACTGAAGCACCCGTTGAGTTTGGCTATAGGCAGTTATCCAATGGTACATATCAGTCGCGTTTTAATAACAATATTTTTAAACCCGCACCGGGCGCATCAGAAAAAGAAATACAAGATCAAATTGCTAAATTAACTGAATCACAACAAAATATTTATAAGGCTAATTTAGAAGCTCTAGACAAGCCTTATTTAGAAGAAACCGCCAAACTTAAAAGTTTTGACAACATCAAGACGGTTCAAAACTTGAATCGCACCGACGGTATTTTAAAAATATTAACTGCAAATCCTGAAATAACTGGTCTGCTGCAAAACGCAAAAGATAACGATAGCTTTCAGCGCATGTTGAACGGCTTCCTTGCGAGCGCACAAGAGGGTATAAAGCTAGGCAACTTTGGGTCAATATCCATACCCGTTGAAAAGTATTTACAGACTGCCAACCTAACCAAGAATCAACGTCTTGCCGTGACAGAGCTGACAAGACTGATTGGGCAAGAGTTCTTAGCGTCAATGAGCACGAATCGCGGTTTGTTAGGCGTCAACCCAACGGACAACGACGCACGACTTTTTCAAGCAGCGCAGGCTGGCACGCCTAATCTTGCAGCAAATATTTACTCATGGGCACAAGGCCGTGCCGCTGAGTACGAAGTCATGAATGACATATACAAAGGCCTTCAGCAGTACGAGACAAAAACAGGGCGAGGCAGAGACCCTAGCGGGTTTTTCAGACAACCTGCTGGTGCGTACTACGAAGCGACGCAAAAGTATTCAAAGCTGTTGGATACGATCATGCAAAATTCACCGGGGTTTAGATAATGGCAAAATTTGATCGTTACGCCCCCTTTGATGGCGGCGCTCCTGCTGCGTCTGAGGCTAAGCCTCTTGATCGATACGCGCCTTTTACACCAACAGCTACAGGCTCATCTTCAGCGCCTGAAGAAGGCTCTGATGTAAACCCAGCAGCAATTGCAGCGGGCGCCGCGGTTGGGTACGGGGCTAATAAGTTTTTTCCGCTTGACCCGATTGATTCGCAAGCTAAAAATCGTGCAGCAAATCTAAAAGACGAGCTGTCTGGTCTGCGTGCGCAAGGTCGCGTTGCATCACAGCAACTAGAAAGTGCTCGTGCGCCTTTTGCAGCTGCTCAAGGCGTGACTGAAGCTGCTCAAATGGAGCTAGCGCGTAATCGTATGCTGATGGAATTTGTTACGCAACGCGCTATGCAGCTAGGCGTTGATCCGCAAGACTTTGTTAAAAGCCCAGAACTGTTTGTAAAAGCAATGGCTCCTCAGGCTGGCTACGGTTCTAAAAACTGGTTTAAGTCCGAGTATGGCAATGTAAATCCAATTATTGAAAACCAACTTGTGGGCAAAGGCGGCGCTAAAGATGCCGTTGCCCAGTACGCAGCAACTGAGCCTAAAGCCCAACGGGTTTTTGGACCTAGCGCTCAGCTACCTAGCGGATTGCTCGTGGAGCCCGGTAGAAGCTCAGAAGGCACTCGCGCGGGCATGATGGTTGGCAATATTGACAAAACTTTGCAAGAAGCCATTATTGCTCGTGAAGCTGCGCAAGCTGCAGAGGCCGCTGCGCAGTCATCTATTGATCCTAAACTAGCGTCAACAGTAGATCGATTAGAGAGACAAGTTGCAGGCTCAAAAGCTGAAATGTTAGCAGCTCAAAAAGCTGTACCAACTGCCGCAGAAAAAATTGCTAGCTATGTGTCTGGCCCTAAAGTCGGCGCAGGCTTAGGCGCTATCTCTGCGTACAAATTGCCTCAAGCATACGAAGAGTTTATGAGGGGCAACTACAGAGACGCAATGCTGCACGGCCTAGAAGGCGTCAGTGGTGCCTTGATGCTGGCACCACATCCACTGGTTAAAGCTGCTGGCGTTGCAGCCATGGCACCATCTCTAGCCTATGAGTATGGGCCGTTGGCTTATGACGCAATTAGAAAGGGCTTTAATTACTTCACCCCTAAGAAATAATTCTCCTCCTCAACCGTTCAGGGTTGTTTGCCCGCCTAACCAGCGGGCTTTTCCTGTGTAATGCGCGCCTGCTCCCACGCCTCTAGCCAGATGTTGTAGGGGTCCTCGAGCAGGTCGCGTGCGTTGGCGTCGTCGAGCAGTTTGAGCCAGTCTTGGTATGCCTGTTCACATTCGTTCAAGGTATTTCTCCAGTTTGGTAAATTTATCAGCGCTTGGCTTGTACCTGCCCAAGAACCACGCGTACACCGCGGTGCGTGACACCTCTAGGTGATCTGCAATATCCACGATGCTCACGTCAAGCTCGATGGCCTTCATGGCCAAGCGTGTGAAGGGCGTGAAGGGCGTGTCGTTGATCTGCCTGATCAGTGATAGCGAGTAGCCTGCCACTACGAGCTCCCCTGCTCGGCAATCATCTTTTGCGCCATCTCGTTGGCCAAGTGCGGGATTAAATCCCAAGGCACCTTGGCGGCCGTTATCAGGGCCTGCATCGCCATGCCGGCGTACAGTTTGAACAGCTCGTCGTCATTCATTCTAAAATCCCATCCCAAAAAATAATTGGTGTGTCTTCGCCAACATAACTGCCTTCGAGGTTGAAGTTGCAGTACTCATGGGCCTCTTGTGGTGACATGCCTTGTGACATGAGAAGAACGACAATCATCTCACCGCTATAAACAGCCCGGGTAACGCGATTAAACCCGGGGTGCCATACATCAGCGGCACCAACTAAAGCACCATCAAATCCGTCAAATTTTTTCATCGCTCACCTCAATAAGTTTCTGTAGGTAGTGCTGCGCCTTCTTCAGGTCCTCAACGCCGCCCTTGTCCTTCCACCGGCTGACGTACTTCACTATGTTGCCCTCTAGGTAGCCCAAGTTGTTGGCGATGATGAAGTCCCACGGCTGTATGGCCTTGGTGGCGTAGTGCGCGCCGCCTACCTGCTGCGCGTTGGCGCGTATCGCTGCGCCTATTTGCGCAATACCTTTTAACTCTTGCTCGTTCAGTTCCATGTCGGGCTCCTTAACCATGCCGCTGCTTCGTCAGCCTATCGCGGATCTGCGTTGCGAGCTGCTCGAGCGCCACGTCCAGCACCATCGGCACGTCTACACCAACAAGCCCCTTGCGCATCACGTCAACAATCTTGGCGCACTCTTCGCGCTCGATTGAAATCGCGGTCTTGGTCGTGTTGATCGCGATCTGCATGATCTCGGCCTTGGCAAGCGCCAGCGCCTCGTCAAACTCCTCCTGCGTGAACACCCGTGAGTTGGTGCCGCGTGCAAAGAACTTCTTCTGAAAATCAGTCAATTCTTTCATTTGAATAGCCATTTTAAGTAGATGATAAATACGCACCATGCGCCGTAAAACCACATCATCCATTCTGGTAAGTCAGCGGGGATGTTCATCGCGCTTCCTCTGCTCTGCATACACCCCTGCACGATAGCCGATCTCATAGGCTCGCTGTAGGGTCATGCTGCCTAAGTCGATGCTGCCCATGTCCATCACAAAGTTAAAGGCTTTTTGCTGTGCCTCGCGGCGCACGTTATCTTCTACCCGCCATTGTTGCTTGCGCTCAATTTCTGCAAATGCTTCATCTTCTTCAGTCATTCTTCCACCCCATCAATCCAATTGTCGAGTTTGCGGTGCATCCACTGGCGGCGATTCTCTGCCGTGGTGATGACCTTATCATCAACGATTACGTTCTGTCTGTTCGCCATCTCTGCCTCAAATTGCGAACCCTTGTCGAACGTGATTCTTTCGGGGTAAATAACTACGTCAACGACTATGCCCTGAAGGTTTATTGACGATTCAAAATTTACTTTCATTTCTCATTCCTTTTACGAATTTCGTCAGCACAATAATCTGCTGCGTAAGAGGCGCTTGCTCTATCATCTTCAAAATATAGAGATGCCTCTTCACACAACTCAGCACAAACCTCGCGCTCTAACGCTATCTGCTGTTCCATGTACTCAACGGTCACAGTGCCATATTGACTCGGTTGGTTTTCAGGGTCAGTTAATGCTTGCTTGTACATCGCAATAAGGTCTTGGCGCACAAGTTCAGCAAAGCGTTCAAGGTCATTTTCTAAAAAGCTAATTGCTTCGCCGTGCATTGCTTTGTGTACTGTTGCACCCGCTTGCACAGCCAACTCTTTTAATCGTTTGTTCATTTCATCACCTCCGCTGATTTCAGCTTGCCTGTTTCACCGTCAAAGGTCAGACCTAAGTTTGCTTCTTCAGGCAGGCACGTAGTCCATTGGCAAATGCCATCCCTAACCGCTCTAACATCAACGTATTTGTACATATCAGGCTTTGGCTCTGGCTTGATGCGGTATTGCCAACTTTTATGCCAAGACGGGTGTCTTAAATCGTGCCATTCCACATACTCACTTTTACCTTGAATCTGCGCCCCGTCAGCCCACTGCTTAATAAGGTCTGCGTGTTTGTGTTTCATTTCACACCCCCACTCATCGCACGATCAACCTCGTCATTTATCTGCTGCTCGGTCACCATGAACAACTGGCTGGTGTACTTGTTCAGCCAGCGGTAGCGTGCCGCATCAGCCGCCAGACCGCGGTGTATCCTAGTCGTTCGATCAAGCGTCGCGCTTAAGAAGTCAATCCTATCTGACTGCGCCTTAATATGAGCGTTGAGCTCGTCGACGTGCGTCTGCATTTCGCGTTGTTCTTTCATTGCAGCCTCATGAACTCGATGACGTTGTTTTTAATGGTGCTTATGACCGAGCCGTTGCCCCACAGCTTGCACCCACGCGACACGGCCGCCGATCGCAACGACTCGGCGTCAAACTCGCCGGGTTCAAGTAAAAACACGTCACCAACCTTCATCCCGTCAAAGTCTCTGCCGGTTAAAAAATGGCTGTACGTGCCGTAGGGTACCGTCATCTGACGCCTCTTACGCTCGCGCGGTGCGACCACCTCGAGCGAGCCCTCGTTAATGATCGGTGCATCCGGTATCTGGATGACGTACTCGGCCTTGATGGCCTTTAAAAGCATAATGGCTTTGTTCAATGCGATCTGTGTAATTTGTTCCACGATTTAATCCTTTTTAATGTGTAAGGCGGTTTCTGATAACAACGAGAGACTCTTGTAGTAATCCCACTTGGCGATGGTTTCTGGATCTTTTGAGGGCGGGGTCCAGCCGTATTTTTTCCAAGTGCGCTGCACGTTGGTGGCCGAGGCTGGGGCGTAGGGTAGGTGCTCTGTTTTGAGTTCCATGATCACATCCCGTAAGAAATAACAAAGTACAGGATGAAGAGCGCGCTGCAAGTAATCAGCGCCTTAACTACAAAAGCAAGATATCGTGTAAGCATGTGTTTCTCCGTGTGAATTGACAATGTAAAGCTTTTTTTTAACTGAGTCAATAAAGTTTATGAAGACCTACGTCTATCAGAATCTTTACCGCCTCGCTCATGTACCACTGATAGTCGATATCAGTGGGTAACACCTCTGGCAGCTCCATGATTGGCACCGCGTTGTCTGACTTGGGTACCTTGTTGCCGTTCTTCTTGTAGCGTATGAAGTCGCCCTCAGTGCCCCGGTACCAGCGCACCACCTTGCCCAAGTACTCGCCCCTGTAGATCGCACCCGTGCGCACCGCACGCACCGTGGCAAAGAGCGTGATGTCCTCGCAGCCGTAGATGGTCTGCCTGATGGGCACGCCCTCTGCCAAGTACTTCACGGCCGCGATCGAGCATATCTCGTTAGCCGGGCTCTTTGAGAGCGTGGTGGTGGCGTACGCGCCCTTGAGCTTGATGCGGCCGTCTGGCTTGATGGCCACGTAGCTGTTCACGTCACGCGAGTGCAGCGCGCGGTAGGCGGCCTCCTCGGTCACAAAGCCCGTGCACTTCTCCCACTTAACCACAGCCTCCTGCACGGCCACGTAGCGCGTCTTCTTGCCCCGTATCACGATGCCGTCGGTGTTGGCGCTCACCACCTGCGCGCCCGCGGCCTCGACCATCGCGATCAGGTCAAGTAGTGCTAACTGGCCGGTGAGCGTGACCTGCACGAGCAGGCCCGGTGAGTACAGGCAGCTATACCTGCTGCCAAGCTTACCGAAGGTGCCGTTAAGCGCAATCTTGAGCGTGTCCGAGGTCACCTTGTCACCCGCGGCCTTGGCGGCCAGCCTGCGCTCGTAGATGGTCGTGTACACGTCAAGGAAGGCCTCGCCCATCGTCTCTGGGTACAGGCCGCACTGCAGGATGATCGAGGGGTAGTAGGACGCCACATCACGCTCAATTAAGAACTCGTCCTCACCGGCTACGTGCGTTATCGCACTCTCTGTGCTGTGCAGGCCACCGATCCCCATGCGGTAGTTACCAGCCCGGTAGTTGTCTAGCGCCTCGCACTTGGGTGAGCCCGTGTCGGCGATCACGAAGTCACACGCGCGCACGAAATCAAGCGCTTCGCTCTCTTGGATGAATGGGGGTGCCTTGTACTTAAATACCTTGCCGATGCTCACACGGGGCTTGCCAACGGGCTTGCCGGTCACGTTGTGCACCTCGGCCTTGATCACGGCCTCTGCAATCTGCGCATCCGACTTGCTGCGCAGGTCTTGTCCGTACTGGTCGCCTAACTTCTCACGCAGCGCGATCTGGGGCTGTAGGCGCGCGTAAAGCATGAGCGTGACATCTAGGTCATTCTCGCAGTACTCGCGCAACGCCACGCGCTCCTCAGGCGTGATGCTGGCCGAGGGCTCGATGGGTAGGTCCTGCATCTTGGGTGCGCCCATGCGCCCGGCGTAGGTCTTGAGCCCCGTGAGCCCCGGTGCGACCTCGATCAGGTCGATGTGGTTCACACCCTTAGGCGCGCGCAGTTCGAGCTCCCACGGACGTATGTCGTGCACGATGATGTTGTCTGAATAATCTTTGAGCTCGTGGCAGCTCGCGCCCTCGAGCGCTGCGTTTAGTAGCGGCATGTCGTAGCCGTTGCCGTTGAACGTCACCACGCAGACCTTACCCAGCACGCTGCGCAGTGCGTCGCGGTTCAGGTCGTGGCCTTCGTACATCTCGTAGTACATGGTCTTCTGCTCGTCCTTCATCATGACGAGGAAGTAGTCCCTGTAGACCTCAATATCAAGTGCAACCGTTTTCATCGTGTGTCCTGTGTTAGTGCCGGGCTTTGGGTTCAGGTGCCCGGCGACCTGTAACTAGCTTACCAGCTCTCGTCGTCACCGACGTAGGCACCGAGCTCGCCCACGGCGTCGGTCATGGCCTTGGCTGCGCCACCGAACGGTGTGCCGTCGGCGACCTTCTGCACGACGTTGAGCTCGAGCGTCACGCCACCCTTCTGCGAGGTGCCGTAGGCCTTGGCGTTTAGTGATGCACGCACGTAGCAGCCACCGTAGACCTCGAGCTCGTCCAAGATCTCGGCGCTGTTGGCGTCCACGATGCGTGGGCGCTGCTTGTTGCTTGCCTTGATCACCCAGTTGCCCTTGGCCGCAGGGTCGTCGACCTCGTCGCCGTCGGTGATACCCCAGCGCTCAAAGTTCGTGGGCACCTTGGTTGGGTAGAGCTCCTTGATCGCGGCGTCTTGGGCTGCGCGCAGGTCTTCGATAAACTTCTTCTCGGCCTTGGGCACGAGCAGGCTGATCGAGTACTTCGGGTCACCCTCGCCTTGGAAGGCTGTGGGCTTGAAGATGTGCGGGTAGGACGCACGTGCCTTAGGTGAGTTAACTCGTGAAGAGCGTGTGACTTGGATTTTAGCGGCGGTTGCCATATAGATACCTTTTTAACGTGTTTAAGAACGCAGCAACTCGGCGAGCGCTGCATCGTTTGTGCTGAGTTCCGATCGCTTGTCCTCGATCGTTGTCAGCGTGGGTTTACCGGGCGGCTTGGTAATTAAATCACCAAGCAACTCGGTAAATTTCTTCTTGCCAACGAGGGTCTCGATGGCACCTATTCCAAGCAGCTTTGTAGCATAAATATGTTCGGGCTTGAAGTCGTTTGTTAAAAGCCTGTCAGCAACTTTACCATCGTCTGCCCAAGTACGCACGCTGCGGCCTTCAACCAACTTCAAACCCGGGAGCTTCACGCCCGTCTCGGCACGCTTAAGCGCTTGGTCCTGCAAGTCGTTTGCCCACGCAACGATGCCAGCAAGCTTAGGGTAAATGGCTGCGAGCTCTGCATCGGCCATCAGCTCACCCGCGGGTTGGTCAGACACGGTTGCAATCATCATGTCAGCGCGTGCCCGGCACGAGTGACGCGCCTTGCAGAACCGGCAGTGGTCGCCTGCAACAGCCTCGCCCTCGCCCTTAAACGCGATCTCAGCAATTGGCTTGACTGTCTCGCCCCACGCAAGAAGTGCGTCAACGTTAGTGGTCCACGAGCTGATGTTATGGATGCGTGGCTGCACGATGTGGAGCACGATGTCAGTGAAGGGCCCGTACACCAAGTCGTACTCGTTAATCGCACCCAAGCCGTAGAGCATGGCCTGCGAGTTGTTCTCAACGTCCACGGCCACACCCTTGCCGTGCTTGTAGTCGATCACGTGTATGGTCTGGCGATCGATCAGCACGCAGTCGCTCGTACCAAAGCCTTCTGGCACCCACGGGCTCACGTCAAGCTTAACTTCAACTAGCATGTGCTCGTGCTTGATCCAGCGCACGTAGTCAAGGTAGACCTGCACCGCGTCGCGCATCTCTTGGCTGTAGTCACCAATAATTTCGTCAGCCGACTTACCTGTCACCAGCGCGCGCTCACCGAGCTCGTGCGCCAGACGACCCTCTGCCGCGTACGGGCTCTGCTCGTCAGGGAAGTGCGACTCCAAGCGCACACTCGGTGTGCAATTTAACCACTGGTGGCTCTTGGAGCATCCGAGGTAGGCGTGCTCACTCATGGCGGTTGCTCAGCTTGGCGGCCAGCTCGTCGCGCTGCTCGTCAGTCATTGATTTAATACCCATCGTGCTGTACTGCGAGATCATCGCCTTCACAGCCGGGTTGCCCACAACTGCAGCGGTGGCCACGCACATCGCCTGTAAATCTTCGACGCTGATGTGCTCGGGCTCTTTCTTCTTGCGGGTCTTGGGTGGTGTGACGGGCTTGGGTTCTTCTTGCTCTTCTGCGACTGTCTCAGAAACTTTTGAAACAATTGGTAAATCAAATGGGTCCTCAGCCATTGCCATTATTAGGTCCATTACTTTACGTTGCATTTCGTCCATTGTTTGAGCTTGAATCGTGATCGTAAACATTTGTGTTTCTCCGTGTTGATGAATTTAAATAGTATCACGGATTTTAACTGTGTTAATATTTTTGCTCTTTCGGAGGTTTTGTATGTTCAAGTTCAGTAAGTATTATGCCTCGCTGACTGCGCAGCAAAAGCGTAATCTTGCGCTTGGCGTGCACAGTAGCATGAGTTACCTAGGAATGATCGCGCACGGAAAGCGCAGGCCGTCGGAGCGCTTCGCAGCAGCGCTGAGTCTCGCCGCCGGTAAGAAATTCAACTACAAGGTTTGATATGACAGACACGATAACGTTGCTTAAAACGATGAACGGTCGCAGGATGACCAAGTTATGGAAACAAGACGGTACGATCGATGGCTACGAGGACGCCAAGCACTTTAAGATGCGCCGCGAGCAGGTCGCAAGTTTAGACGAGCTCGGCGCGGTACTCAAGGGGATCGAGGGTAAACCCGACGTGTGCCTGATACGCGGGGCTTACGTGGGTGACGAGCTCGCTGAGCGCTCAGAGTACGCAGGCTACGTGCGTCGTGCTCTGGTTAACTTTACTGACCAGCCGTTGCACGCGGTTATGCTTGACGTGGATAACTTCGAGCACGAGGGCGCGCCCGAGGAGGCGATCGACGCGTGGGTTGAGGCCACCCTGCCAGCCTTCGCTGGTGTGCGCTACTGGTGGCAGCTCTCCTCGTCTGCAGGGCGCACGCCCGGTGTGCTCAAGGCACACGTCTGGTTCTGGCTCACCGAGCCTCGCACGAGCGCCCAGTTGCGTGCGTGGGGTATCGGCATCGCGGGCCTTGATCACTCGGTCTTTAACCCCGTGCAGGCGCACTACACCGCCGCACCCGTGTTCGAGGCCGGCGTGGCCGACCCGGTTGAGGCTCGCTCGGGTATGTCATCAGGCTGGTTTGACTCGGTCGCAATCGACGTGTCGGACGTGAAGGTGCCTGAGTACGAGGGGTCGTACACGATGAGTGACCCTCGCGAGAAGCCCGGCGTGGTGGGCGCGTTCTGTCGCGCGTTTAGCGTGGAGGAGGTGATCGTGCGCTGGCTCTCCGACAAGTTCCGCTTCCAGATGGATGACAACGAGCGCCGGCTCACCTACAAGGCCGGTGGCGGCTCAGTGGGTGGTGCCTTTATCAGCGACGACCGTATGCACGTGGTCAACAAGCACGCGACCGACCCGTGTCTAGGGCGCGCGGTCAACGTCTTTGATCTGGTGCGCGTGCACAAGTTCGGCCACCTTGACGCGGGTGCTGACCCGCTTGATCTGGTGCAGATACAGTCCCACCCCTCGCAGCTCGCCATGCTCAAGATGTGCGAGGGTTTGCCAGAAATCGCCGCGGAAAAGACAGCGGCCGTCGCCAGTTGGTCGGAGCGCATCGCGGCGGCCGCTTTAACAGATTTGGAGGCGCTCACGGCAGAGATCGGTTTGGACGTTGGTCAGGTTGAGCAGGCCGCACTCGTGCAGGCGCTCAGGCGTCGCTTCGCGGAGCTGGGTGCCAACATGCCCGTGGCCGACATCCGGCGCATGATGCGCCCACGGCGTGCGCAGGTGGCGCTGCCTGACATGAACGCCGAGGGCGCGCCCCAGCAGACGATTGAGAACGTGGCAGCGGTCTGCCAGAACGCGGGGATAGTCGTGCGCTACAACTGCATCAATAAGCACGACGAGATCCTCGTGCCCGGTGCGGGCTGGACGATGGACAACGCGGCCGAGGCCTCGCTCACGGTGATCCGCTCGATGTGCCACAAGGCCGAGATCAGGACGCAGTACTTAAAGAGCATCGTCACCACGATCGCCGACATGAACGTCTACAACCCGGTGGTCGAGTGGGTGAGTAGCAAGCCATGGGACGGTGTGAGCCGGCTGCAGAGCTGGTACGACACGCTGGTGGAGGTGACCGAGGCCATCGAGCGCGGGCGCAAGGAGCTGCTCATGCGCAAGTGGGCGCTCTCGGCGATTGCCGCGGCCTACTCGCCCGACGGGGTGATGGCTCGCGGCGTGCTGGTGCTCCAAGGTGCGCAGTACATCGGCAAGACCCGGTGGCTGACTTCGCTTGTGCCGGCGAACTTGAACCTAGTCAACACCGGCAAGAGCCTGAACGTGCACGACAAGGACTCGCTCATGAACGTGCTCTCGGGCTGGCTGGCTGAGCTGGGTGAGTTAGATGCGACGTTTAAGAAGAGCGACATCGCGGCGCTCAAGGCTTTCCTCACCCAGACGGTGGACGAGATAAGGCGCCCGTACGCGGCGGCGTCTTCGCGCTACGCCCGGCGCACGGTGTTCGCGGCCTCGGTGAACGACGAGACGTTCTTGGGTGACCCCACGGGCAACAGTCGCTTCTGGGTGATCCCGGTGAGTGCTGTCGTGCACGACCACTCGATCGACATGCAGCAGCTCTGGGCGGAGGTGCTGGCGCTCTGGAAGGCTGGCGAGGTGCACTACCTTAGCCAGTCGGAGATGGGCGAGGTGAGCGTGCATAACAACCAGTTTGAGCAGTCCGATCCGATTGTGGAGCTCATAACGGACGGTTTGGCGTGGGCGGATTTCAGCGAAACGCGGTGTAAGTGGATGAGCGCCTCAGAGATTCTGAGGTGGCTGGACGTGAGGACCCCCAACAAAAGGGACACCAGCTTGGCGGGTGCGGCGGTGCTGAAGTTGAACGGTGGGCTCAAAAAACGGCTGTCCACTGGTCGTTATCTGGCGGTTCCGCTGAGCAAGGCGATGGGGGTTGTGGACGTTGGGGGCGAGGTATGGTGACATGGCTAAAAACTGTCGGCGTATGTCACCGTATGGGTGACATGGTGACATGCGGTGTAAAAAGTAGGCAAAAAGGTGCTTTCATGTCACTATATGGTGACATGAAAGGGGGGGTAGTGACATTAGGTGTCATCATAGGGAACATGTCACCTATGTCACTATATTTATATATATTTTATATAGGGTAACTGTGATGGTAGGTGGTAACACACTACATACTTCCTATATAGAGTTAGCAAAGCTGGTCATAGTGTCATGGGTGACATGGAAAAGGACGTAGAAAAGCGTTTAGTGGGGGGTATAAAGCGGCTTGGTGGGCAGGCGGTGAAATTCGTCAGCCCGGCCTCGGCGGGGTGGCCTGATCGCTTGGTTTTGATGCCGGGCGGGCGGGTGACGTTCATCGAGTTGAAGACAGGCACAGGAAAACTTAGTGAGTTGCAAAAGTACCGGCTGAAGGTTTTGGGTGACTTGGGGTTTGATGCCCGGGTCCTGTATGGGCACGATGAGGTTAAAGGATTCTTAGATGAAACTGCACGATTATCAGTTGAGGATGGCCGAGCACATGGTGGAGCACCGCGGGGCGATGTGTTGGTCGGAGGTGGGGCTGGGCAAGACCGCAGCGACCCTGCAGGCGCTTCGGATGATGAAGGCAAGGGGTGAGCCTATCCAAGTGCTGATCGTGGCTCCTAAGCGTGTTTCTGAGCACGTGTGGGAGGCCGAACGCGACCTGTGGGCACCCAAGATGCCGATGCTGGTGATCAAAGGCAACCCAGCGCAGCGACTAAGGGCGCTTAGGACACCGTGCGCGGTCAAGGTGATCGGGCGAGACAACGTGAAGTGGCTGGTGGACGAGCTCAAGGACCGCTGGCCGTTCAATGTTTTGGTGGTGGATGAGAGTCAGGGGTTCAAGAGCCCGTCCACGGCGCGTTTTAAGGCCCTTAAGCGCGTTAAGTTTGACCGGGTGATACTCCTGAGTGCCACACCGGCCTCGGAGGGCTTGCTGGGGCTCTGGAGCCAGTGCTACTTGGCTGACAGGGGCGAGAGGCTGGGTAGGACCTACACGGGCTACACCAACGCGTTCTTTGTGGGCGACTACATGGGCTGGAACCTGGCACCGCGGCCCAACGCCGAGAAGGAGATACACGCAAGGGTCAAGGACATCACGGTGGCCATGCGGGCTGAGGATTACTTGGACATGCCTGAGCGCGTCAACAGCAACACGGTGGTCGAGATGCTGCCCGGTGAGCTCAGGGTCTACGAGCAGCTCAGACGCGATGCGCTCCTGCCCATCGCAAACGGTGAGCCGATCACGGCGGCTAATGCCGCGGTGCTCTGGGGCAAGCTGCACCAGCTCTCGGGCGGGGCGATCTACGACGAGGGCAAAGACGTGCACGTGTTCTCCAACGTGAAGCTTGCCGGCCTGCAGGACGTGATTGAGGGTGCGAACGGTAACCCGGTGCTGGTGTTCTACGGCTACAGGCACGAGATCGAGCGCATACAGGCCGCCACGGGTGCCGAGCTGCTGGACGTTGACAGGTGGAACGCCGGCCTGCAAAAGGTCGCCTTGGCGCACCCTGACTCGTGCGGGGCGGGCTTGAACCTGCAGCACGGGGGAAGCATCGCGGTGTGGTTCACACTCCCGGCAAGCCTTGGGCAGTACATTCAGGCTTGTGGGAGGTTGCACCGGCAGGGGCAGACGAGGCCGGTCTTTATCCACCACCTCATCGTGGCGGGTACGACAGATGAGGTGGTGTTGGCGCGGCTGGGGGAAAAGAGCACGACGCAGGTCGAGCTCTTGCGCGCGATGGTTAGACCCGCTTGATGGCGAGCGTGGACTGCAGGTTGTCAAGCAGTTTGAAAAGCGTCGAGGCGGTCGAGTAGTTCCCGGCCTCGGTGGCGACGGTGATCTGGTTCATGATCGCGTTCATCATGACGGTGTTGGCCGCGTTCCAGCCCGTGCACACTGCGTGCTTGGCGAGGTCATCGGGGTAGGACGCGAGCAGTTGTTCGTAGTTCATAAGTTTCCTAGGTCCTCTAGGGCGTTTTCAAGGCTGTTGATGGCGTTTTCGATGCAGACCATGCCCTCAGACATGGTCTCACCGCGTTCGCTTTGCTGGAGGCTTTCTGGCATGTTGCCAAAGGCCTCATCTTCTTGGTTAAAAACTTCCTGCAGCTGGCTAAGCGCCTCTTCGATGGCGGCGATCTGGGCACTGATGATTTTGCGGCGTTCGTTGTTCATAAAAATCCTTAAGCCCCCGAAGGGGCGGTTGGTTTACTTGCGGGCTTTGACGCGAACTTGAAACGAGGCAGACTGCTTGGTGTACTTGGCGTACTCGGCCTCGCCGAACTGCTTGACGAACTTTTCTTTGTCAAAGATGGTGCTGTTAAATTCGCTGTAGGTCGCGCGAAACAACGAGCCTTCGACGAACGCGACGCCGTCGGCATCGACTTCGAGGTTGCCGTCGGCACCGCGTTCTTTAACGACTTTCTTGATGGCGTCGGCCTGCTTGGTGAGGTCGGCGATTTGGGCGAGGAGGAGACCGAGTTGGTCGACTGCTGAGGGGGTGAAGTTCATTTTTAAGGCTCCGTGTTTGTCGTGTTTGGGTACTGAAACTACAGTTTACATTGTAAAGTTGTTGGATGCAAACGGGGGCGAGCCCCCTGTTGTTTTTATGCCGCAAGCTTGGCGTACTCGTCGGCCAGCGTCCAGAGCGCCTTGTTTAACTTGACGTTCTCGGTCACGCCACCCACGGCACGGGTTGACATGTTGCGACCGTTAGTTGTGCGACCCTGCACGCCGCCCTTGATCATGTTCTCCTGCACGCGGTTAAAGGTCGTCCAGAGGTTGTCCTTGTTGTCGTCCCAGCGGCGCAGGGTGAGCAGGCGATCAGAGGTGATGGGTGCTGCACCGTCGTCGTAGCGCAGGGCGAGCGCAGCACGAGCGAAGAGCTCTTGGTGGGGGCGATCCATCGCGACGGCCTTGTAGTTCTCGATACGCGCGCCAACACTGTTGAGCTCGTCAATCACGCGGTAGGACGCATCCACCACGTCGTCAACCACGCGGCCGGTGTGACGCACGCGGCAGTCCGCGGCCACGTCGCCGGCGATGATGCCGTTGGCGCACACCATCCGAAAGAAGCCCGACATGAGCTGGAACGAGCTCGTGCCGTCGTGCGAGTTCAGCAGGATGATCTCGCCGTGGCCTTCGTCGTTCTTGAGCGCCGTGGGGTGACGCAGGCGCAGCAGGTGCTTGGTGTGTTCGCGCTTGTTGAGGTCACGCACGCGGGTCTGGCGAACCTCGTAGGGCTCAAAGCCCTCAGCGCGCAGGCCGTCGAGCACGTCGCTGGTTGGGATGAAGGCGTAGCGCTCACCGCGGCTGTCGTGGGCTTCCTGAGCGAACACAGAAGGCGCGTAGCGCGCGATCATTGCGTTGTCCAGTGGGCTCTGTGAGCGAAAGGCTGTTGGTGCTGACATTTTGATGTTCATGGTGTGACTCCGTGTGTGGTGAGCCCCGAAGGGCCCGGGGTGATTAGTCTGAATACGCATCGCACTTACGTGCATTTTTACCAATATCAAATTCTCGTTGTGCTTCCTCGGCGTAGTAGCCCCATTTTTTGCAGAAAGCCAGTAATTTTCTACGCAACGCAATGGGGTGCCAAAACTCACCCTCAGCAACAAGATCAAGCTCGTGTAAGCAAAGGTAGCAAAGGTCCTGAATTTCTTTGTGCTCGGTTGGCTCGAAGTAAGTCACGTGTGAAATTTTGTCAAAATCTTTAAGGGCTTTTTCGTAGGTCATGGTGTCTTCCGTGTTTGTCGTGTTGGTTACTGAGCCTCCAGTATGAGCCCATTTGTTGACAATGTAAACATTTATTTTATTATCGGAAACCCTAATGCAAAAATACAACAGTGGTATAAAATCGCGAGAATAACAGGAGGTTTGCTATGGGAAGGCCTAAGGGATCGGGGAGTTTGTACACGCAAGAGCTCGCGGCTCACATCTGTGAGCGCTTGTCGATGGGTGAGACGCTGGTGAGTATTTTGCAGTCGCCGGGGATGCCAAAGCGCTCTACCGTGCAGCACTGGATTACCGACCTGCCCGAGTTCGGAGAAATGTACGCGCGCGCGAGAGACGCAGGGTTCGACGTTTTGGCCGAAGACACCATCAGAATCATCGACGAGGAGCCCGAGCGCATCACCGGCGAAGGGGGCGGTCGGCGTGACAGCGCGTACGTGCAGTGGCAAAAGAACCGCGTCGAGCTCAGGCTGCGCCTGCTCAAGAGCTGGTGCCCCAAGCGCTACGGCGATCGCCAAGTGCTGGTCGGCGAGGCCGAGAACCCGCTCACGTTGGCCTTCACCCCAGAGACGCTCATCTCGCTGGCCGACGGCCTGCAGACCGAGCGCCAAGATGGCAAGTAGTCTGGCCAAGAGGCTGCTCGATCCCGCGTTTCAGCGCGAGTACGCCGCATACCCACCCGAACACCGCGCGGCCTTTGAGGCCCGCGTCGCGTGGCTTAAGAAGGCCCACGCGCACCAGATCCTGCCGGCCGGCGACTGGTGGTCGATCTGGCTACTACTTGCCGGGCGAGGAGCGGGCAAGACGCGCACCGCGGCCGAGCAGGTCTGGTGGTGGGCGTGGACCCAACCTAACACGCGCTGGCTGGTATCCGCCCCCACGTCGGGTGACGTGCGTGCGACCTGCTTTGAGGGCGATAGCGGCATTTTAAACGTGATGCCCAAGGTCTTACTGGCCGACTACAACAAGAGCCTCTCTGAGATCGTTTTAACCAACGGCAGCCTGATCAAGGGTATACCCGCATCCGAGCCCGAGCGGTTCCGCGGCCCGCAGTTTCACGGCGCGTGGCTCGATGAGCTGGCTGCGTGGGAGTACCTCGACGACGCGTGGGATCAGATCCAGTTCGGTGTGCGGCTGGGCAAGCGCACGACCATCATCGCGTCCACCACGCCGCGTCCCAAGGACTTAATCATCTCGCTGGCCGACCGCGACGGCGAGGACGTGTACCTGACCACCGCGTCGACCTACGCCAACCTCGACAACCTCGCGCCCAGCTTTCGCGACCAGATCCTGCAGTACGAGGGCACGCGTCTGGGCGACCAAGAGATCCACGCCTCGATCCTCTCGAGCGAGGACACCGGCATCGTCAAGCGCGCGTGGTTCAAGCTCTGGGGTGCTGAGAAGCCCCTGCCCCAGTTCGAGTACGTGGTGCAGTCATACGACTGCGCGACCAGCACCCGCACGGCGGCCGACCCCACGGCGTGTGTCGTGCTTGGCGTGTTTAAGCCGAGCGAGGACAAGGGCATGAGCGTCATGTTGATCGACTGCTGGAGCGAGCGCATCCAGTACCCCGAGCTGCGCCCCAAGGTGATCTCGGAGAGCGAGGAGATCTACGGCGACGAGAACGAGTTCGGCAACGGCAAAAAGGTCGACCTGATCCTGATCGAGGACAAGTCGGCCGGCATCGTGCTGCTGCAGGACTTACAGCGCGCCGGGCTGCCGGTGCGCAGCTACAACCCGGGCAACGCCGACAAGACCATGCGGCTAAACATCGTGAGCCCGCTGATCGCCCGGGGCCGCGTGTACCTGCCCGAGTCGACGATCAACCCGGGCTGCGCGCGTGACTGGTGCGACGCGTTCCTAAGCCAAGTCTGCAGCTTCCCGGACAGCAAGCACGACGACTACGTCGACGCGCTCAGTCAGGCGCTCAGGGTGCTGCGCGACATGGGCTTCGTAAACATTGACCCGGTCGCAGACCCTGACCTATACTACGCCGACGACGACCGCCCCAAGCGCGACAACCCCTATGCAGCATAGGTAAACCATGAGCCGTATTAAACGAGCAGTCAAGGGTTTTATCGATCCCATTACCACGAAGGTGGAAGACTGGAAGTGGCGGGCGCTTGCTGACGTCGACAAGGAGCTCAAGCTCAAGGAAGTACCCGACTACATTCAAGGCGGCTACGGCGGCTTCATGGCCGACCAGCTCAAGCGCGCAGAGGCCGGCGACCTTAACGCCCGCGACCTCATCAAGGCCTACACCATCACCCAGTCATCGATCGGGCGCGGCGGCCTGTCGCACGCAACGGCGACCAAGGCTGGCCTGAAGCTGCCCAACACCGGCGGCGAAGTGCGCCCAGAGGGTGCGTTTGCTGAGTGGCTGGGCTCACCCCTAGGCCAGCGCTACCTCGACATGGCCGAGCGCGGCGAGCTCGATTCCAAGGCGCTCAAAGAAATCCAAGCGGCGTTCGCGCCCTTTGGCAAGCAGAACGATCAGGTGGCCAAGATGGAGTGGGCGGTGCAGAACTTACCCGGCATGGCCACCGACCTCAACGCTCGCGTGACCGGACCGCTCAGCGACTGGCGCAACTACACCGACGAACTGCGCGGCATCGCGGCTGCCAAGTCGGGTTTCGTTGGCTCGCTGCTCGGCCGGGGCGACGTGCCCACGTTGGACGCGCGCCAGCTCAACTTGCACGGCACCACGCCCCCAGTCGGACTGGGCTCGATCCAAAACCGCGGGGGCGGCACAGGCGGGCGCGAGCTCGTCGATCGCTTGACCGCACGCCAAGAGGCGCTGGGGCTTAAGCTCGACCCAAGCCTCAACCCCTTCTACCAGCACCTCGGCCACCACGCCGTCTGGGACAAGATCGGCAACACGCAAACCACACATGCGGACTTGGTGCGAGCGATGCGCGACTACAACAAAGGCGGTGCCGTGCACATGGCCGGCGGCAGCTTAGTCAAGAAGGCTGCCAAGGCCGCCACCAGCCGCATTGACATGAACTACAAGGACGTGACTCAGCGCACGCCTGAGCTGCAAGATGCGGCCAACAAGCTCATCGGTGGCGAGCTCTCGGCATCCGAGTACGACGCGCTGGTCAACGAGTACAAGCCCGTCATGCCCTACGTCACAGTGCCTACACCCGCCACGCGCGAGGAGGCCACCGGCGCACTTACGGCCGATAAGCGCGAGCGCTACGGCCTGCCATCGCAGACGCTGGAGCAAGGCCACCCGGTTGGACTGCGCCTTGACATCCCGTCGTACAGCAACCACGGCGTCTGGGTGCCCACCGTGCACGAGCAGGAACCCGGCTTTGGGGCTGGCAAGAGCATCGGGCACGAGAGCGTGGCAAGCGTGCTTAACCCGCAGTTTGGCATGTCCGAGAAGGCCGCGTTGGCCATCGCGAGCGGCAAGCCCAAGGGCACGATCGCAACGATCAAGGGCGACTGGAACAAGATCAGCGAGCAGGAAGCCATCGAGCGCGCAAAGGAGTACCTGAAGAGCCCCGAGTGGCGTCAGGTGGGCATGGATCCCGAGCGGCACTCGTACTTCTACGACCGTGCGACCATGCAGCCTGTCACAAGTGCCGACGAGGCGTTGCAGATCGGCCCGCTCGTGCTGGTGAAGAACCCCGTGTACGGCAAGAAGGAGGACTTTAAGTACGCCGCGGGCGGCATGGTTGACTCGGTGGCCGAGGAGGCCATCAAGAACACGGTCACTGATCCGCAGGCCGCGCGAATGCTTGACCTTGATCTTGCCAAGTACGCGCTGATGAGCCAGTCGCAGAAGATGGCCGCGGGCGGCATCGCGCACATGGCCGGCGGTGGCGCGCGCAAAGTAGCCAAGAAGGTGGTGACCGGGGCGCCATCGCACGTACCGGATTTTAAGACCAAGGACTTAGGCGGCCTTGCACCCGTGCAGCCCGTCAGCCTTGAGACCAAGCTGGGCGCGATGCTCAACGTCAACCCGTGGGACGTGATGCACCGCAACCAGCAGATCATGGAAGTGTCGGGCTTGAAGGTGCCTGACGAAGTGATCAGCCACGGCGGCCAAGCTTATGTACGCGACTTGGAACACATGAAGCAACGGATCGGGGGCGCATCCAACGAGGACATTGCTAAGCGCGTGCAGAAGCGATTTGATATAGCGTCGCGTGAGGGCGCAGCCAGAGGCGGCACCGGCGAAGTGGTTGCCTCGCCCTTTACGATGGGTGACACCTCGGTCAACTTTGCAATGCCGGTAACCGAGCTTTACCGTAGTTACTTCAACGCGAACGCAACGCCAAAAGACTTCCAAGACCTTTCCGACAGCCTGCGTAGCACGACGGTCAAGGGTAAGAAGCCGTTTGCCGACGCCCCCAACTTCGACGACCCCGCGGTCGACCAGTACATCAGAGAGAATCCAAATTTCCGCAAAGAATTTTTAGATAAGATGCAGACCGGCAAGCGGTGGCAGGAGCTGACAGGCATTAACCCGCTGGACGCACTGGCCGCATTTCGCGATCCAAATCTGCTAGGCGTGGCACCTTACTATGCAGGGCACACTCTGATTGACGTGCAACCCGGCGCGGGGTTGCGGCTTTCCAATAACAGAACGTACTCGCACGAATGGGACGGACTTTACGGGGGCTCAATCCCCAACACGCCGGTGCCCATCCTGCTAAACGAGGCATTCACTCCGATTGCACAGCAGATGCGAGCTAGATCGCTGGCACCGACGTGGAAACTGGGTCCGGTCACCAACAATCAGATTGCAGCGTTAGCAAACGAGGCGTTGGGCAAACGCAATGAGAACATCTCGGAGCTTGTCACTGACGAGATGATTCGTCGCGTTGAGGACTATCACAAGGGCTTGAAAACAGGTGCTTTCCCGGCCGACGACTTGACCTCGGCGATGGAGCACCTGAAGTTGCCCAAGTTTAAGGACGGTGGCAAGGCAGATGACGACATCATGGATCTCAAGCCCCAGCCTAAGCCGGCCATCCCGACGGTGCGCGAGCTCGTTGCTGAGATCGGCAAGAACCCTGCGCGCTACGAAGCACCATACCCACCCAAGGATGCGACGCCGCTGAGCTTGCAGGCATATCACCTGATGCAGGCCGCCAAGAAGACGCCCGACGCTAATCGCTACCTTGAGTCGCTGAACCCGTACTTTGACTCGCAGCTTCGCTTTGACATCGGCGGCGGCAGCGACGCGGGGTACGTCAAACTTAAGGAGCCAAACATCGCGGTGATGCAAAAGCTCGAGGACGTGAAGAACACGATCCCACACGAGCTCACGCATACGCTGCAACTTGGCAAGGGCGCGAACGTTAACCTTGAGCGCGACCGCCAAGTCATGCAGCGTGCGCAAGGGTTGCCCGCTGCAACGCAACAAAGCGTGCTGCCTTCAACAAATCGTTTTGAGAACATGAAGGAAGTCTGGGCGAACATCAACGCTCGGGCGCATGAGGTTAACGCAGCGGGCGGTGACTTCATCAACACACCCGAGGGCAGGGCGCTCTTCCCCACACCTGAGGCGCAGCGCGAGTACTACACGAAGTCGATGCCGGGCGTGAACAGCATGACGCCAAGCACCGGCACGTTTGTGCCGAACCGCAGGTACGCAGACGGCGGTGGTGTATTTAACCCACAGGGGTCTGACTACGACTACCAGACGGCTCGCGCTTACGGCATGGGACAAGGGGACAACGGTCATTGGGGCTCGGTCGCACCCGCGTCAGAAAGCGAGCGTAAGCTGCACGGTTTGCCTGAGGGCAGCTACGTCATGCTCAAGGGCGCAGAGCACCCAACGTGGAACAAGGCGGTCGAGGCTGAAACAGCGCGCGGCTCAAAGATTGTCAAGCACGGCGATCGCTACTACTCTGTGCCGAACAAAGCTAACGGCGGCCAAGTGCGGCGCTTTGACGAAGGCGGCGAGGTCAGCCAGTCGGAGCTCGATCGTATGCGCTTCGAGATTGCACAGGCGCAGAACCCTAACAGCCCCGTCATGCAGGCGACACCGCGCAGTGCGATACAGAACGCGATCGGCACGTTCGGTGGCTACATGGACCGCGCTGGCAAGTTCGTGAGCGAGGCGATTGCGCCGACTGCAGAGAAGCACCCGGTCAAGCACTTCCTCGCGGATCTGATTCTGGCTGAGTCGCTCAAGAGCGCCGGCACCGCGTTGCAGGACTACACGGGCACCGCACGCGAGGCAGACGAGGACAACCCTGTGCGTAGTAGCGTCATTAGCAAAAATTTTCGCAACCTGACCAATAGCACCGAGCCGCTGCTCGACCCGCGCGTGCTGGACGTCGCGGGCTTTGTGACACCAGTCCTCAGGGGAGCAACGAAGCTGGTAGGTGCTGGTGCAAAAGCGATCACGCCGTTTGCCAAGACCACTGCCGAGATGGCTGCCGAGCTGTACGGTCGTGGGCAGATGCCGGGTATGGTTGCGCCTAACGCATTTATGGCCGAGCCATCGGTAGCCAAGCCTGCCAAGGTGCTCGCCCCCGCAAACGAGCAAGGCTTCTACTCGCCCACCGAGGCTGCTGCACTGAACCTGCAGCGCAAGTCGGGCAGCGGGCAGGCGTTGCTAAATGACATATTAAAGGGCGAGAACGTGCGCGCGGAGGAGGTCAGCGGGATGGGGCTCGATACGTTCTTGAAGGACAAGCCCAACGCTACGGCCGCCGAGGTGCAGGACTACATCGCCAAGAATAAACTACAACTGGGCGACAGGACCTACAAAAAAGAAAACGTGACGTGGGGCAAGAATGAAAACGGCGAGATAGTCACTGAGAACTTGCCGAACCCGTACACGATTTCAAGCGAGTACGGTAAGACGTACATCACCAATTCCAAAAACAATACGTTAGGCATAACGTTTAAAAACGAGGCAGAAGCTAAGAAGTACATCGAGGACTTGGTCGTCGATGACGCCCTGCTGCCCAACGACCTGAAGTGGGCGCAGTGGTCACTACCCGGTGGCGAGAACCACCGCGAAGTCACCCTGAACCTGCCAAGCGGCAAGCGCGAGGACATGGTCTACAAGGAGCAGAGCCTTGAAGCGCTCAAAAGAGGGGCGCTAGATTACGCGGCAATGGGCGACCTCAGCAGCGCTAAGCAGCTTTCAACAAGGGCCGAGAAACTCGAGCGCGAGATTGAGCAGCTAAAGCGTCAGCCACAGAACCGCACGCCCGAGTTTCCCAAGCAAGCTGAGATTGATGACTTAGACGCGCGCATGGCGCAGCTAAAGGCCGAGGGTAATCGTGAAGAATTTGGCAAGCTACAGAGTGAAAGAACCGAGCTGCGTGCTGAGCGCACAGACTACCTGCGTCGCGAGCAAGACCGTATTGCAAAAGAAGCATACGCAAATCAATTCCGCGAATCGCACTGGGAGGACCCCAACGTGCTTGCCCACCTGCGCATGAGCGACCGGGTCACCGACGGCAAGAAGACGCTGCTGGTCGACGAGTTGCAGTCCGACTGGCACCAGAAGGGGCGTGAGCGCGGCTACAGGGGCGATGAGATTGACACCAAGGGCTGGACGGTCGAGAGCCTCTACGTCACCAAGCCGGAGGAGGTCGCCGTATATGACGCCCGGGGTAAGGAAATCTGGGCGGGTAAGTCAAAAGGTGACGAGGCACAGACCATAGCAAAGGTCGTGGAGGAGTTAAAGAAGAAGCAGGTACCACAGGCACCCTACAAGGACGACTACTACCAGCTCGCGTTACGCCGTGCTATTAAAGACGCGATTGACGGCGGCTACGACCGCGTGGCGCTGCCCACGGGTTCGCGTGTGGCCGAGCGGTTTGGCACGGGTAGTCGCATCGATCGTCTTGACTACAACAAAAACTCCGACGGCACCTACGGCATGTCGGCCATCAAAAACGGCCGCGAAGTCGCCGCAAGGGAGTACCTTAGCGAGGACGAGTTCTTCGGTCTTATTGGCAAAGATATTGCAAAAAAAGTTGTTGACGAGGAGGGTGGTGTATCTAAAGAGGTTAAGGGTCGTTGGGGACCTGATGACGACTACTTTGAAAATTTCAAATCGCTTACAGGCCTTGACCATGTTATTGGCGGCAAGGGCATGAAGAAGTACTACGACGAGATTTACCCCGGCTACCTCAAGAAGTTTGGCAAGAAGTACGGCGCAAATGTTGGCAACACAACCGTTGACGCTGACGGCGTGGCCGAGCCTTTGTTCTACATGGACATCACTCCCGCGATGCGTAAAGAGTTCAGCACAGGCATTCACATGAAGAAAGGCGGCAAAGTATCCTTCGCCCCAAATGTTGACGCGATGCGTCATGAGTTAAATAAAAGGCAATAACTATGGCTACTGAAATGCCAATCCCACAGGACTACGGTCGCTTCATCCCGCCCGCGGCGCAGGGTGACAACGAGTTCGCAAGCAGCGAGTTCGGGGACACCGCGGAGGTCGATCTGTTTGATCAACCCGACGTCGAGGAGCAGGACGACGGCTCAGCGATTGTGCGTCTAGATGATGACACGCTGGGGCCAGAAGACTCGCCTGACTTCTACGAGAACCTAGCCGAAAGCATCCGTGCGTATGACTTATCGGGCATCGCGTCTAAGTACATTGAGCTCGTTGAGAAGGACAAGGACGCCCGCGAGGGTCGTGACAAGCAGTACGAGGAGGGCTTGCGTCGCACAGGACTTGGGCAGGACGCCCCCGGCGGTGCGTCGTTTATGGGGGCGAGTAAGGTCGTGCATCCGATCATGGCCGAGGGTTGCGTAGACTTTGCAGCGCGCGCCATCAAGGAGCTCTTCCCACCAGACGGGCCAGTGCGCTCAAAGATTCTGGGCGAGGTGACTGAGCAGAAGACGATGATCGCCGAGCGCAAGCGCGATTACATGAACTACCAGTTGACCGAGAAGATCGAGGAGTACCGTGACGAGGAAGAGCAGCTCTTAACCCAGTTACCGCTCGGTGGTTCGCAGTACATGAAGATCTGGTACGACGAGAGCAAGCGCCGTCCGTGCGCTGAGTTCCTGCCGATTGATAACGTTTACCTGCCATTTGCCGCGGCGAACTTCTACACCGCGAGCCGTGTGACCGAGGTCAACGACATCACGCAGGACGACTTTGAGGCTCGCGTCTCATCAGGTCTGTACATCGACTTGGACATCTACCGCGCAAGCCAAGAGCCTGAAGAGAGTAAGCCTGAGAAGGCGAACAACAAGATTGAGGGTCGCAAGTCAGAGTCTGACAACATTGACGGCGTGCGCCGCGTGTTCCACATCTACACGTGGATGGAGCTCGAAGACGACACCAAGTCCAAAGGCGAGCGTGCGCCCTACATCCTGATGATTGACGACCTGTCATCCGAGGTTGTGGGCCTATACCGCAACTGGGAAGACGGCGACGAGCTCATGACTAAGCTCGACTGGATCGTTGAGTTTAAGTTCATCCCTTGGCGAGGTGCGTATGCCGTTGGTTTGCCCCATCTTATTGGCGGTCTGTCTGCTGCTCTTACTGGCGCTCTGCGGGCTCTGCTTGATTCTGCTCATATAAACAACGCCCCCACGATGCTCAAGCTCAAGGGCGGCAAGGTCTCAGGGCAGAGCATTGTTGTCGAGCCCACGCAGGTCACCGAGATCGAAGGTGCACCGGGCGTGGACGACGTGCGCAAGATAGCGATGCCGATGCCGTTCAACCAACCCTCTGCGGTGTTGTTTCAGCTTTTAGGCTGGCTTACATCGGCGGCTAAGGGTGTGGTCACTACCGCCGAAGAGAAGATCGCTAACGTCACCTCTAACGCCCCCGTAGGCACCACTCAGGCGCTGATCGAGCAGGGTGCTGCGGTGTTCTCATCCATCCACGCGCGGCTGCACACAAGCCAAGCACGGGTGCTCAAGATCATCGGGCGCTTGAACCGCTGGTACTTGGATGACAACCCTGACGAGATGAGCCAAGAGTTAGGCGTCACCTCAAAGGACTTTGAGAAGAACTCTGACGTTGTACCAGTGTCTGATCCCCACATCTTTGCGGAGTCACAGCGCTATGCACAAGTACAGGCTCTCGCCGCACGCGCGCAGGCGAATCCAGACCTATACAATCGACTGGCTGTTGAGAAGCGAATTCTTAAGCAGATCAAACTTCCTGATATCAATGAAGTGCTACCTGATCCGCAAGACGTTAAGGAAATGAACCCCGCGCTTGAGAACGTCGCCATGACGCTTGGTAAGCCCGTTGGCGCGTTTCCCAACCAAGAGCACTTAGCGCACATGCAAGTTCACTTGGATTACGCCAAGGACCCTATGTACGGCGCAAGTCCTATCATGGCCCCGGTGTTTATCCCCGCAATGCTTGAGCACTTAAAGCAGCACCTGACGTTGTGGTACCTGAACTCGATGGACCGGTACGCGTCCGACGCGTTAGGCGAGCAGTTTGATATCTTGAAGGTGCAACCCATCATTCAGGAGGCGCAGAAATTGCTTGCAGCGAGCTCGCAGCACGTGCACCAAGACACGCAGCAACAGTTTGCGGGTGTGGTGCCGATCATGCAGCAGATGATCCAGACCATCCAGCAACTCAAAGCGCAGCAACAGCCTACTGATCCGTCAGTGCAGGCGCTTGTTCAGACCCAGATGGCCGAGACTAACCGTAAGGCGGCAGAGGATCAGGCTCGTTTACAGCTTGATGGCGCAAAGCTCGCGGCAGATACGAAGGCCAAGCAGGAGAAGAACGTTGCCGACCAGCAGATTAAGGCGGCAGAGCTCACGCACGACATCAACTTACTCACGCTTGAGCAGCAGCACGAAGCACAGCGTCAACAACTCGCAGCACAACAGCAGCAACAATTAGCAGCACAGCAAGCAGCACAACAATCCCAACCTGAAGCACCACCTCAAGGAGTTTAATCATGTCAGACGCAATCTCGCAGCACAAACGCATGGCCATGGGCAAGTCTGTGCCTATGGCTAAGGGCAAGTCAGTCATTCAGAAGTACGCCAAGGGCGGCGCGGTGATGGCCGAGGGCGGCGCAGCTAACCTGCCAGCAAGAGGCGGCGTTTTAGAGCCAATGAAGGCAACTGGTGCAAAGATTGCTAGCCTTAAAAACGGCGGTATGCCTAAGAAGGGTATGGGCTTGACAATTGCCATCGGCATCCCTGTGCGTAAAGCAGCAGGCCGTGGTCGTTAACCCAGTTAGCGATCTGATCGGCAAGTTAAAAGCACGGCGCTTAGAATTAGCGCTGTCTCTTGCTGACGGCTACGCGATAAATATTGAGTCCTATCATCGGCTTGTCGGCACATATCAAGGGCTTGGTGAAGCCTTAGACATACTTGACGACATCTTGACTGAGAAGGACGAGGATTTGTAGTGCAACCGCGCCGAATGGCGCTTTTAACCAAGTGCCGCATGGCGCTTTTAGGAGTGAGTATGAAGGACTTTGAGACCCTCGACGAGGCGTTCCCGCAGTGTGTGCACGGCATCACGCCTCTTGGTGCCCGAGTGTTGTTACAGCTCAAAAGCGTCAAAAAAGCGAGTAAAGGCGGCATCATTTTGGTAGAAGAAACACGCGAAACTGAGCGTGCGCAGTCAATGATCGGAAAGGTCTTAGCGCTTGGCCCGATCGCATTCAAAAACCGTGACACTTTATCTGAATGGGGCGAGGGCATCTGGTGCCAAGTCGGCGACTATGTGCGCGTGCCGCGCTGGTCAGGCGATCGGTTCACAGTACCTAACCCAAACGACGCAGAAGACCAAGTTTCGCTGCAAATCCTTAACGATTTTGAGTTATGGGCGAAGGTTGACCCTGACCAAGTCTTGACTATGAGGCAATTCGTATGAACTCAACAGAAAAAATGGAAATGCAGGTTGACGAGGAGCAAGACGGCTCTGCGATCGCTCAGTTACCCGAGGGCGAAGCGCCCGAAGCCGAAGAAAAACCCGAATTGGCAGAGGGTGGTGACGTTGAAGCCAACGACGGACTTGATAAAGACCCCGATCGTGAGGCAATTCGCGCTGCTCGGCGTGAAGAGCGACGCCTTAAGAAGTCTATTCATCGTGAAAAGACCAAAGAGTCTAGCCATCTGATCAATAACTTGCGCACACAGAACCAGCAGCTCTCGGAGCGCTTAGCGCACCTTGAAAAACGTACCTCTGGGGCTGAATTAGCCCGTGTTGACAAGGCGATTGACGACACCGAGGTGCAGATCGAGTACGCAAAGATGAAAATGCGTGAGGCCGTTGCCAATCAGGACGGTGACGCGGTCGTCAAGGCTCAGGAGCTGATGTACGAGTCGCAACGCAAGCACGAATCCTTGAAAAACATTAAGGATCAGGCAACTCGGCAGATGTCGCAGCCGCCTAAGCCCACGATGAACGTGCCAGATCCGTCGGTTCAGCGCAATGCCGCGGAGTGGATGGAGCGCAACCCGTGGTACGACCCACAGGCTAAAGACATGGACTCGGAAATCGCCCAGCGTCTAGACAAAAAGCTCACAGATGAGGGCTACGACCCATCTTCGCCCGATTACTGGGAAGAGCTCGATGAGCGTGTGTCAAAGTATCTGCCGCACCGCACTAGCGGTGCAGCCCCGCAACGTGCTTCTACCCAGCGCCCCCGCATGACGGGTTCAGGGCGTGAGTCTGCGCCAACTGGGCGTGGTAACGAGTTCAGGCTTTCTGCTGATCGCGTGCAGGCAATTAAGGACATGGGCGCGTGGGATAACCCCGATCAACGCGCAAAGATGATCAAATCCTACGCAAAGTATGACCGTGAAAACAAAGGAAGGAACTAATCATGGATAGCCGCTTAAAACGCAGTGCCGGCGAGAGCCGCAACAACCGCACCGAGCAAGACGCATCGCGTGCAGCGCCCGAGGAGAACTTTCCGATCGTGCGCGAGCGCCGTCGTGCGCGTAACGAGTTTCAGCAGACAGTGTTGCCAAACATCCCAGAGATACCCGGCTATCACCTCTGCTGGCTTGCTACAAACAGTCAGTATGACCCGATTCACCGCCGTTTCTCGCTAGGCTACATGCCTGTTCGAGCCGACGAGATGCTGGGCTACGACATGTACAAGGTCAAGGAGGGCGACCAGTCTGGGCACATTATGTGCAACGAGATGCTGCTTTGCAAGATGCCTATGGATATTTACCAAGACATCATGCTTGAGCACCACCACTTCCAGCCGATGGACGAGGCCGACAAGATTCGCGTCGACCAAGAGCAACTCGTGAGCCAGCGCGACCGATCAGGCAAGGCCGCGGGCAGCATCGAGGGTAGCTTGCCAGATGAAAGTAACGTGAAATTGCCACACTTTAGTTAAAATAGTTTTACTTTTTGTAAAAACGTATTAAAATCAGCATCAAGTTGCCCGTTTTGTATAAAGCGGGTGACAACAAAATTTAGTCCTAAAAATCATGTTTCAGATGATTTTGCCTGTAGCTTTGAAGAAAGCGAAAACATTATCCCCTTAACTGTTTTTTAGGAGCATCCTATGAGTGCAACCTCTGCACCTTTTGGCCTGCGACCTGCGTATTTCCCAACTGGATTGGAACGCGCACAAGCTCTGGCTAACGGCATTCCCTCGGGCTACGCTACTAACATCCTGAAAGGTCAGGCTGTTCAGTACTCGCCTAACGCTGGCGTTATCGTGCCAGTTCTGGACACAACAACCAACAGTGGTCAAGTCTCTGGTGCCTTCGCAGGCGTTGAGTTTACTGACACCACTGGTCGTCGTCGTGTCTCTAACTTCTGGCCTGCAAGCACCACCGTGATCGCTGGTAGCGTCATCGCCTATTTCTACAACGATCAGCAGATCGTCTACGAAATTCAGACTGACGGCACAATGGCTCAAACTTCAGTCGGCAACGAAGCCAACCTGAGCAACTTCACCGCGGGCTCAACAACTACAGGTCTGTCGCAAATGACCCTGTCAGCCTCCTTGGCTGGTTCAGGCTCTGCAGCCCAGTTCCGCATTGTTGATCTGGCTCCCTATGTAGACAATAACTGGGGTGACCCATACGTGATCGTTCGCGTACAAGTCAGCAAACCACAGTTCGTTGCTACTGTTAACGCTATCTAAGGGGGACTAGAAAATGGCCGCTCCAATGCGCAGTACGGACTTCCGATCGATTGTTGAGCCAATCCTCAACGAATGTTTTGACGGAATCTATGACCAACGAGCCGATGAGTGGAGCACAGTGTTCCGCGAACAAACGGGCATCCCACGCAACTACCACGAAGAACCCGTCCTGTACGGCTTCGGCGCAGCACCTCAGTTACCTGACGGCACCCCCGTCTCGTACCAGCAGGGCGGCGTGCTGTTCCTCCAGCGCTATGTGTACAACGTCTACGGCTTAGCCTTTGCGTTGACCAAAGTTCTGGTTGAGGACGGCGACCACATCCGTATCGGTCAGGTCTACGCTAAGCACTTAGCGCAGTCGTTGATTGAGACAAAAGAACTGCTCGCAGCTAACGTATTGAACCGTGCGTTCAATAGCAGCTACGTCGGCGGCGACGGCGTCTCACTCACCAACACCTCGCACCCGATCGTAAACGGCGTGTTCAGCAACCAGCTCACGACCGCAGCTAACTTGTCGCAAACTTCGCTTGAGCAGATGCTCATCCAAGTGCGCCAAGCTGTGGATAACAACGGCAAGAAGATCCGTCTTCAGCCGCTGAAGCTGATTGTTGCACCCGGCAACGTCTTCCAAGCAGAAGTTCTGCTCAAGTCTGTGCTCCGTACCGGCACCGCCAACAACGACATTAACCCAGTCAAGTCGATTGGTCTGATGCCTGAAGGCGCTTCGGTACTGAGCCGTTTGACTTCAGCCACCAACTGGTGGGTGCAGACTGACGCGCCAGAAGGTCTGAAGTTGATGATGCGCCGTGGTCTGGAAAAGACTATGGAAGGCGACTTTGAGACTGACTCAATGCGTTACAAGGCAACAGAGCGGTACACGATTTCGTGGACTGACCCTCGCGCAGTGTACGGCACGCCCGGCGTGTAAAGTAACAGGGGGCGGGGAAACCTTAGCCCCCTTTTTAAATTAACCCGAGTGGTTCAAGCCACAGGAGTTTTAAAATGCCTCAATTTTCAGACGACCTATTCTTAGGTTCTGCACCAACTTTCATGGGTACGGGTCTACGCAACTATTCGACTACCGCAATTGGCGGTACTGGTGGCGTTTCATCCACAACCCTGACAATCACCTCTGTGGGCTTTGGCGCACCAATCGTCGTCGGCATGTATGTCGATGGCACAGGTGTGACTGACGGCACTTACATCACTGCATTCGGTACTGGCACTGGTGGTGCTGGCACTTATATCCTCAACCAAGCAATCAACATCGCAAACACTGTTGCGTTGACTTTGCATGATTTAGAACTTTTTGACAATCCATCCCCAATGAGCTTGGGTGTTGGCCCCTTGGGTCGCATCTATGTGTGGGATGTGGTTCCTCAAGCCGCTGTTGCAAACAACATTGCCGCCTCACAAACCCCTGCTGCCGCGGGTGCCTTGACGTTAACGGCCGGCACTAGCGTAAAGTCAGTCACCACAGTCGCTGGCACTGCCGCTTTTTCTCTTGATGTGCCTCGTGGCGTTAGCGTAACAACTGCAACTGCTGCTGCTGCGACATTATCAAGCGTTGTGATTGCAGGCACTGGTGGTCAGATCACCTTCACCTCGCAAGCAGGCTTGGTAACTGGTCAGCGTTTGACAATCTCTGGCACTTTAGGTGGCACAGGTACTATCACTGGTTACACCAACCCAACGACCTACATCCTGACCGCTGTAACAGCGACTTCTGCAACGCTTACTACCACAGCAAGTGCGGCGGTGGTGACCACTGCAGGTACACCAACAGGCTTGACTTACACCTTGGGCGTGGCTCCAGTAACTGTGACGGTTTCTGGTTTTGACGTTTACGGTCAAGCGATGAGCGAGGCAATCACCTCTAGCGCTGCTGTGAGCACTGCTGTGAGCGGTTTGAAAGCCTTCTACCTCATCACCTCTGTGAGCGTGAGTGGCGCGACGGGTACTGCCTTGACTGTTGGAACAACCAACGTGCTTGGCCTTCCAATTCGTGTTGCAAACGTGGCTTACGTTGCAAGCGTTAAGAGCAACAACACACTGGCACAAGATGCTGGTACGTTTGTCGCCGCTGACACTGCAACCGCAACGACCACCACAGGCGACGTGCGTGGGACTTATGTGCCTGCCACTGCGTCAAATGGTATTGTTCGCACCGTAATGGGAATCTTGTTACCAGCGATCGCTGTTGGTCCGAACTCAACCCGTACTGGCGCTCTCGGCGTCACACAAGCCTAAGGGGTAGATCATGGGTTTCAAAGAGATGAAGATGATGAAGTCAACCGAGCCCTCAGTTGACGAGGCCGGTAAGGGCATGAAGAAAGGCGGCATGCCGATGGTAATGAAAGACGGTAAAAAAATACCTGCCTTTGCTGCCAAACACGGTGGTAAGACAAAGAAGATGAACATGGGCGGTGCCATGATGCCTTACGGCGACTCAGGCATGGGTATGAAGAAAGGCGGCAAGACTAAGATGGCCATGGGCGGCACAATGCCCGCTGGTCCCTTAGCTGCAGCTTCTATGCCAATGGGTAGTCGTGCCATGCCCTCGCGTCCCGCGATGGGTCGCCCAGCAATGGGTCGTCGTCCTGATCCTCGCGCAGCAATGCTCGAGGCCGCGATGGCTCAGGGTGCAAGAGCCCCGATGATGCGCAAGAAAGGCGGCGAAGTTGAAGGCAAAGCAATGCACATGAAAGAAGAGCGCCAGATCAAGGGCATCAAAAAAGAGTTGATGACTCATGAGGACAAGCCAGCGTCTAAGGCTCACAAGGGTCTTAAAACTGGCGGTATGCCTAAGTACGCAACTGGTGGCGTTGTGCAGAAGTACGCAACCGGCGGTGTCGTGCAGAAGTACAAAGACGGCGGTCATGCTGTGATGGCGTGCAAAGACGGTGGCGGCTTCAAGGCGATGAAAAAAGGCAACTGCTAGTAATAAAACGGGGCGGCTAAGGTCGCCCCATCTTGCTTTTTGGAGATTGACATGGCTATTACTGCAACCTCGCAGACGCTGTTTGATGGCGAGCGCGTCGCTATTATGAAGTTTTACGCCACCATGAGCGCAACGGAGAACGAATCCGCTGTGGCAAAGGTTACGCCTTCTGCACTTTTACCTTCAAACGCAGGAGGTGCTTGTGACGCTGTAAGCATTTTAAAAATAACTGCCATGACTCACGGCTTAGAGGTTCAATTAAATTGGGCGGCTACGGCACCTGTGGTTATTGGCACTGTTCCTCAAACCTCATTCTACACCGTAGACTTTTCTAGCTTTGGTGGTTTGTGGAATAATGCTGGGGCTGGTAAAACAGGAGTGATTACATTCACAACCTTAGATGGATCTGCAGGTGATTCGTACACAATCATCTTAGAGATGCAAAAGCATTATGTGAACCCTACAAACTAATCATGCCTACCAAATCACCTGCCCAAAAACGCTTGATGCAGGCCGCTGCTCACACTAAGGGTGGATTCGGCGGTGTGCCTCAGAAGGTCGGCAAAGAGTTTGTTAAAGCCGATAAGAAGATGAAGTCTGGCGGCGTATCTCTGTCAGTCGGTCGTGGCGAGAAGTTACCCACAAGCCAAGGCGCAGGATTGACCGCCAAGGGGCGTGCAAAGATGAACGCGGCAACAGGGTCAAACTTAAAAGCTCCACAGCCAGAAGGCGGCGCTCGCAAGAAATCATTTTGCGCCAGAATGTCGGGGATGCCCGGCCCGATGAAAGACGAGAGCGGCAAGCCCACGCGCAAAGCCGCCTCACTTAAAAGGTGGAAATGCTAATGCCCTCTGCACCCAAAAATCCCAAAGCGGTCACCAAGAAGGCGCTAGATAAGGCTGGTTTTTACGAAAAAAATCAGACCTCTGCTGTACGCAAGAACATCATAAAAAAGGTTACAACGAAGCCACAGCGAGTGGCGATGGTTGAGAAGATGATGTTGGCAAAGAAAGAGGGTGGCTCCGTCAATGCGGCGGGGAATTACACCAAGCCTGACTTGCGCAAGCGCATCGTTTCTCAAGTAAAGTCGGCTGCTGTACAAGGCACTGGCGCTGGGCAGTGGAGCGCTCGCAAGGCGCAGTTAGTGGCAAAGAAGTACAAAGACGCAGGCGGAGGCTACCGTGATTAAGAAGCCTCAGCAATCTCTGAAGGCTTGGGGCGAACAGAAGTGGACTACAAAGTCTGGTAAAAAATCCTCGAAAACGGGTGAGCGGTACTTGCCAGAGAAGGCGATTAAGGCATTATCTTCTGCTGAATACGCAGCCACAACCAAGGCAAAGCGAGCAGGTAAGGCGGCAGGTAAGCAGTTTGTGGCGCAGCCAAAGAGTATCAAAGCAAAAGTCAAATCGTTTAGGAACTTTTAATGTCAACCAGCGGCACAGTCTCTCAGACTACGATCTCGGTTCAACAGCTCATCGATCACGGCGCACGCCGTGCGGGTAAGCTCGCCGAGGAGCTGACTGTCGAGCAGGTGCAAGCCGCTAAGGAGAGCCTGTATTACCTGCTCTCGAGCCTGAGCAACTACGGCGTCAATTACTGGGCGATCAACAAAGTCATCGTTGGTCTGCAACCAAACAAGTACGAGTACTTTTTGCCCGTGGGCACGGTTGACGTGCTCAACGCCAACTACCGCACGCTCACTAACATCAGTACGGGTGCCAACAGCACGTCAGGCACCACCCTAAACGCATTTAACGGCGTAGGTGACCTGATATGTCAACTGAGCAACAACACGGGCTCTATCGGCATTGCAAACGGCACGAGCAGTCCTGTCTACATCAGCACGATCGGTATCTTGCCTGCGGTGTCAGGTTCTGTGACCGTGAATCTGCAGTACTCAATGGACGGCACGACTTGGGTGACGGTCTACGCACCCGGCGCAGAGACGTGGGCATCTGGCACTTGGATTTATTACGACCTTGACCCCTCTGAGACAGCGCCTTTTTGGCGTATCCAGCAGACTGCGGGCGTCAATATGGGGTTCTATCAGGTTGTATTTGGCACGATGCCAATGTCAATTAACATGTCGCGCATGAATCGTGACGATTACAGCTCGCTGCCTAATCGTTCGTTTACAGCGCTGCGACCCCTTCAGTACTGGTTCAATCGCACGATCCCGCAGCCGAACATGGAAGTCTGGCCAGTGCCTGACAACATCAGCCCGCAGCTCGAGCTCTGGCTGAACAGGTACATCCAAGACGTTGGTGATTTGAGCGGCGAGATCGAGATCCCGCAGTACTTTTACATGGCGATTCAAAACGGCTTGGCGCACCAGATGGCGTTGGAGTTGCCGCAAGTTGATGCCGCGCGTATAACGTACCTTGAGCAGCAGTACGAGAAGCACTTCATGCTGGCGCAGAATGAGAACCGCGACAAGTCACCCATTATGATTAGCCCGAATATCAGCATGTACACTCGGTAAGGGGGTATAAAATGCCCCGCTTCCTTGATACAATTGGCAACAGTAGTTTGAGTGTTTTCATATGCGATCGATGCAAGATGAAAAGAGCTTATAGCGACATGCGTGCAGACGGCAACATACCCGCTATAAAGGTTTGCTCTGAATCGTGTAGTGACCAGTTTGACCCATATAGGTTGCCGGCAAGGCAGTCTGAAAAGATTAGCTTACGTTTTCCTCGCCCAGATGAGGATGTTGCGCAGACGCATAACAACATCATCCTTGACCCTGACATACAGAACGAAGACGATGTCGGGATCGCAACTGAGCAAGCGAATACGCCGAATGACGGTAATTTAGATATATTGAGTCCTTAACATGGCAGATGTCAGGATCACAGCCCTTCCCGCAGCTCAGGCCATCACCGGCACTGAGCTAGTGCCTGTCGTCCAGAACGGATTAACGGTTCAAACGACTGTCTCTGCAATTACGTCGAGCCCGTCGCTCACGCAGACATTTTTAACTGTTGGCTTGCAAACAACTTTGTCCAACAGTCGGTACTTCTCAACTGGTGTCGGGCTTGGTATCACTGACGGTGGTGCGCAAGGTTCTTACACAATCGCCTTCAATGGCACTGCGGCTTCGTTAGAGAGCGCTGGCACAGGTATCGTCGTTAAGACTGCTGCTAATACCATCACAGCACGATCGTTCGTTGTGAGCGGTTCTGGGCTGTCCCTGACTAACGGTAGCGGAGTAAGTGGTAACCCAACGCTCTCTTTGAGCGGCTTGCCCTTAGTTCTTGCAAACACGACAGGAACTGGGTTATTAGCAGTTAACGGTGCGGCGCTCACACCGCTCACGATCACAGGCACAGCGAGTCAAATTGTAGTCACAAGTGGCGACGGCTCGAGCGGTAACCCAATCATTGCGATTGCGTCAGACCCAGTGCTGCCGGGCACCGCAGCCGTGCAGGTGCCAAGTGGAACGACCGCGCAACGCGCAGGCGCTGTTGGCGCGTTCAGGCTCAACTTAGACACAGGTTTGTTTGAGGGTTACAACGGCTCTTGGAACTCCTTTGCTGCAGGTTCAGGCGTCACCTCAATTGCGACGGGCACGGGCTTGACGGGTGGTCCGATCACCTCTACGGGCACGATCTCGATTGCTAACACTGCGGTTACGGCTGCGTCTTACGGCTCTGCAACTCAGGTCGGAACCTTTACGGTTAACGCTCAAGGTCAACTGACTGTTGCGAGTAACGTCACCGTCACCCCTGCGGTTGGTTCAATTACAGGCTTGGGCACTGGTGTAGCTGCTGCATTAGCAGTCAACGTGGGTACTGCTGGCTCACCTGTTGTAAATGGCGGCGCATTAGGTACGCCATCAAGCGGCACTTTGACCAACGCTTCTGGGCTTCCGTTGACCACGGGTGTCACAGGCAATCTTCCTGTGACGAACCTTAACTCAGGAACCTCTGCGTCTGCCACTACGTTTTGGCGAGGCGATGGCGTTTGGTCTACCCCTGCGGGCGCTGGCGATGTGTCTGGCCCAGCCTCTGCGACAGACAACGCAATTACAAGGTATGACGGCACAACTGGAAAAATTGTACAAAACTCGCTTGTCACTGTCGCTGATGACGGTGCAATTACCGCGCCGGGTGTCAGTAGCGTCATCCCTTTTTATTACGCCAACCAAGCTGCGTTTCCTAGCGCCTCGACTTATCACGGCGCTATAGCTCACTCTCATGCAGATGGGGCGATGTATTTTGCTCACGCGGGCGTGTGGACGCGGATGTTAAACGATGGCGGTCCACTCGGCACACCAAGCTCTGGCACCCTAACGAATGCAACGGGTTTGCCGCTGACTACAGGCGTGACTGGGACGCTACCAATTGCAAACGGCGGGACAAACTCAACCGCCACGCCGACTAATGGTGGAATTGGCTACGGTACAGGCACGGCGTATGCGTTTTCTGCGGCAGGCACATCAAGCGAGGTATTACTCTCTGCTGGTGCTGCGTCACCCACTTGGGCAAGTCAGTCAAGTTTAGTGGTTGGCTCGGCTACAAACGCAACGAACACCGCAATCACAGATGACGCCGCAACAGCGGTCGCTGTGTACCCAACTTGGGTTACTGCTAACACCGGCAACCTGCCACAAAAAGTCACATCAACTAAATTATCATTTGTTCCATCTACGGGCGCACTGACTGCTACGGGTGGTATCTCAGGAGGGACGTTCTAATGGCTCAAAGCGGCTTTACCCCAATCAAACTTTACCTCTCGACGACCGCGGCGGCTGTGCCCACGGCTGCCAACTTAGAGCCCGGCGAGTTAGCGCTGAACAACAACGACGGCAAGCTCTTCTACGAAGATAGCTCGGGCGTGGTGCAGGTCATTGCAAGCAAGGCATCTGCCGCTAACTCCTTCTCTGCGGGCACCACGGGTCTTACGCCAAACACTGCGACTACTGGTGCGGTGACTCTTGCGGGCATCTTAGCTCTAGCCAACGGCGGCACGAACGCTGCACTAACGGCTGTAGCGGGGGCGGTTCCTTACTCAACTGCATCTGCTCTTGCTCTATCTGCTGCGGGTACAGCAGGGCAGGTCTTAACGTCAAACGGCGCAAGCGCACCTACATGGTCTACCCCTGCGGGCGGCGTAACGCTGTCTAACGACACAACGACGGCAAGTAACCTATTTCCAACCTTTGCTTCTGCCACAAGCGGTTCGGTGTCTACAATCTTTACGGGCAATGCAAACCTACTATACAAGCCAAGCACAGGCGAGTTGCAGTCTACTGCGATGGTATCAAGCAACGGCATCACGGTTAACTCTTCGATTATTGCGGCTAACTACACTATCGGTACAAACTACAATGGCATGAGCGCAGGACCAATCACTATAAACTCAGGTGTCACGGTTACTGTATCGTCTGGTTCAACTTGGGTGGTACTTTAAATGTCAACAATCTCCGCAGGCACTACATCTGGAACCGCGTATACCGTTACGGCGGATACGACTGGTGTTATCGCTCTTGTACCTACAAACGGTCTAGTTTCCGTTACAGGAACAGGATATGCGCCTACAACTACGCTGACTGATGCCGCAACAATTGCGTGGGCAACAACCACAAGCCAGACAGCTACGTTCACATTTGTCTCGTCGAACCGCACAGTGGGTGCGCCAACGGGTTTAGTCAACGGCGGGTTCTACTCGCTGTGCGTGATTCAAAACGCTGGGTCTAATACGCTGACATGGAATGCTGTGTTTAAGTGGGTTAACGGTACTGCACCTACTCTGTCAACAGCGGCAGCGGCAAAGGACTTCTTTACGTTTCGCTCAGACGGCACTTCATTATTTCAACAAGGTATCTCGCAGGCGGTTGCATAATGTTTCCGATAATGGGTTCAAGTAGTCCGTCAGGCTACAACCTCACACGCTCGCTGCG